TCACATCCATAACTGACGCTGTCCGGTCTGAGTTGGGTGCGGTGGTGCAGGGTTGATTTTTCCCGGAGTAACGATATAACGCTCTATCGACTCCATCGTCACAAAAGTACAACTGCAATTGATATTAGTACACTGGTGATACCGTTCTTTCGTGTTCTCGCTGAGATAACGGCTAGTACGCGCATGCGCCGCATGTTTGCATTTTGGACAATGGAACATAGCTCACCTTTAATTCACTAAATGTGAATTAATAATACACAAAAATTCACTATTTGGGTAAAATTTTGTATTTCTACAAATGCCTAGCCCTTCACGAAGATTTAACCATTACATTCTGGGGTCCTCCCAAGGTGTCTCTTCGACAGAAAACTCGATCCCCCTGCTTAAACCTTGAATGTGTACTTCAAAATCGTCATTTATAAATGTTTCAACATCAGCTTCAAAAGACAGATCCAATTCAACTGAAAAAACATGCTCTTCTTCCTCCTCACGAGTAGTTGAGTCAAATGTATAAATGACCCCATCTTCTTTATCGTAATGCCCGTTTACATAGTCTGGCCCACTCACATCAGCAAGAAGCTTTACACCGACATCGAATGTTATTTGACAGCTTTCGTCGTCTAGATGAATAATTTGAGGTTCGAAATCACCGACTTCAGTTACTTCAAAAGAATCCAGTTCCGCATCCTCCCATGTTGAGGAATTATAAGCGTCAGCCTGCTCTAATTGCTCTTTGATAATGTTTTTTATATCTTCCTTCTTACGGAGCAGAAATTCTTCTACAAACTTTGACCTCTCATCATTGTGTTTATTATAAATATCTAGGAGTGTGCTTAGTTCTTTGACGCTAACAAAAGATTCATTCTGCTCACAAAATTCTATGTGATCTGGATCCGAAGAAACAACATAAACCTTTTCCTGTCCTTTTAATGCGGATCGGATAGCCAAAAGTGAAAATGCATCACGAAATTCATTTGTTTTTTTAGCACTGAATGGAGTCTGCTGTTTGAAAAACATATCGATAATTTCATTACCATCAACACCAGCCATATCGACAATTGTGGTATCAGATGCATCAATAAAATCATTAAATGATGATGATGCTTTTGCTATTAATTCGGGAGTATTAATCTCAACAAAAAGCCCTCTAATTGTTTCGTCATCATATTCTTTCAGGACGGCAGCTTTACGTCTAAAATTAATTACTCCTTTTATTGCCTCCTCGATATGGGCAACAATCTTTCGTTCGACCTCCTTAATAACAATCGTACTTGTAATGTGTTTAAGCTCACCGTCGCAACATAAGCCTTCAAACGATTTAATTGTCCTCGAATGAAAATCCAGATTAGCTTTTACAAAAAATTCCGTATCGATAAAAACGTTTCGAGTCACCAGAGGCATTTCCTACACTCCAAGCTATTTAAATGAATCGGTACATTAAAGGTACTTTTTCGCACAATTAGTTTGGAAAAGCCAGTGTATCAACTCCTTTGAGGGTGCCTAACCTTTCAGGAAAACTCTAACAGCATCGGCTAACTCTCGCCGTAATTGAAGCGTAATAAGTGTCCGCATTTAGAAAACAGCAAATAACCGATGCAGCAAAGAAATGCGAAATATCAGAGATATAAGCGTTTACTAAAACATTTGGTCAGTTAGTGCCAACCTCTACTGAGTTCTTTAATAATTCTCATCAGCCGCCTCATACTCGACGTCGGATAGTTTCACCTCAAGTTCTAAGGCCGTCGTATAGCCGTTGTTGCTGAGCGCGTGGGTCACTTTGGTAATTATCCACGCCTGCTCATCTATGACGCTCTTAAAGCCCGAAACCTTTACCGGTGTCTCCGGGTACAGGTCAGCGCGACCAACAGCAAGACTTATCGAGAACTCAGCCACGCCGCGTTGTAGTTTGTCCCACTTTGCTTTAGCCGCCCGCATTGCCTGAGCTTTTGTTGAATAGACCGTGGTTAGCGCGAATACGTTATCCGCCTCACCGGCCATGTATTCACCCTCGCGCGCCTCCGGCTCTTTGGCCTCTTTCTTTTTCGCTGCTTTGGCTTTCGGGTGTTGCAGGGCGCGAAGGTGCTGAACCTTTGGCTTGCGCTTCACTTTCACTTTTTTAGGCTTCGGCTCCTTGGTATGCAGCCATTGCGCCGTTACGCCGGTGTAAGCGCCCCGGTCAGCAATCGCAAACTGATGCCGGTCACCGTCGCTGCGGATAATGGTCACCTGTGGAATTGGTTTACCGCTGGCACTGACCGCATTGCCCGGTTTGAGAAACAGCAATTTTCCCGCTTTGACAGACACCTCGCCGCCGTTCCGGTCGGCAAGCCGGGTCAGGAATTTGGCGTCGGACTCCTGCGACTGGTCAATATGCGGAATAACAATTTTTGCCAGCTCCGGTGCAACGGCCGCCGTCAGTTTGTTGCGTGTCGCGATGGTCTCGACAATCATACCGAGCGTTTTGGCGTGCCATGACTCCTCGCGCCGGGAATTCAGGGAGCCACGAAAATCAGCGCTCCGGGCGCGGATGGTCACCGTATCGGGCGCGCCCCGGTGTTCAACCTCATCCACGGTGAAACTGCCCTTGCCGATAAGCGCCGAGCCTTTCCACCCCAGAAACAGCGTCAGTACCGCCCCGCGCACCGGCAGGACGACACGCCCGTCGGCGTCGTTGAGCTCGATATCGAGCTGGTCGGCTTCAAACCCCCGGTTGTCGGTCATGGTCAGGCTAATCAGCCGGTCGCTGATGTTGCCGGTAATATCTTTGCTGTCAATTTTCAGCATAAACGCGGGGGTGAGCGTGCTCCCCGCTTCGCTATACAGTATCTCTGACATCAGAACCCCAGGCTTGACGTTAATTTTGTGGCGGCTTCTTTCGCCTTACCGACCAGACTGTCGGCCTGTTTATTCAGATCGCCATACACCGCCGCGAGCGACTCGTCGACGCGGGTCAGTGTCATGGTGAAAGTGATTTTCCGGGGCGAGCCGTCCGCAAAAAACTCGGTGCCTGTCTCGTTGATGCTGTTGATAACGTACATCCCGTAAATCAGGCCAGTCCCTGCCAGCAACGGCCAGGCGCGCCCCTCCTCAGCCATCAGGCGCAGCGCGGTCAGCGTCAGATGCCCGCCGGTAAGCTCCGGGAACAGCTCGCCGCTGAGCGTGATTTTCTCCTCGCCGACACCGAGAAACTGAAAGGCATCACGTTTGCCGACGCGGTTGTTTGACGGCCAGCGGTATTCCGCGTCGCGCTGCATGCTCTGAAACGGCAGCGTCTGACGCATAAAAACGAAAAAGCCAAGTGCAAGCATCATTTCAGTGTTTCCTTATCCGTCGGTTCGCATACTGGCGCGTTCGCGGGCGCGCTTGTCCCGGTCGGCTTTCTCAACGGCATCCTGCAACTGACGTCCGAGGTCGCCGCCCGGTGCGCCGCCGTTGTTAAGCGTGATGTTGTAATGGCTCTGCCGGTTGTCGGTGTACGCTTTCCCGGCACCGGGGGCGGTAACGGGCTGATACGCCTGATAACCGCCATAAGTGCTGGTTGCAGGGATATACCCGCCATTACTGATTGACGGATTTTGCGCGGCACTGGCTTTCGCGGCGTCGGCTTTTTCCGCCGTTTTATCGAGGTCGCCCGATTCCTTGTTAATGACGCCGAGCTTTTCCAGTACCCACTCGATCCCCGCGCGCAGCTTGTTGAACGCCTTAAGCGGCAGCATCAGCGCATCCGCCAGCCCCTGGCCGAATCGCATACCGGCATCCTTGCAGGCATTGAGTTGCTCCTGAGACGACTTCACCGGCTCAAGCAGGTTGGTAAACCAGTCCCACGCGGCTTTGAGTTTTTCCCCCAGCCAGTCAAACATCGGTTTCAGCGGTGAGAACAGTTCCCCGACCGGCGCAAACGCCGCCTTAAGCCCTTCGATCACGCCCTCAAAAAATGCCGAAATGGGCTCCCAGTATTTACGAATCAGCAATGCCCCGGCGACGATGGCAACACCAATCGCGATAATCGGCCATGTGAGCGCGCCGAGTACCGTCATGATCGCGCCACCCACGACGCTGAAGACAGTGCCGAGCACCCCGGCAATCGCAATGATGGCGTTGATACCGCTGATAACCGGGAACGCCACCAGACCGATTGCGCCAACAACCCCGATAATCCCGACGGCCACCGCCGCAATGGTGGTGAGCGTCTGCGCCAGCCCTTTGTTTTTCTGTATCCAGCCGTCGAGCTTAAGCACATACCCGGTCGCAGTCTGCACCAGTTTGCGGAGAGAGGATTCCTGCTGGTCAAAAAGGTCAGTGCCGACCGCCTCATAAGCCGACTGGAATTCTTTGAAGTCGCCGCCGAGGTTGTCCTGCATGACTTTAACCAGTTCATCGGTCTTGCCATCGGACGCCTTAAACGCGGCGGTAAGCTGGTCTAACTTGCCGGTCGATGCGGCAGTCATCAGCACCTGTGCCGCTGAGCTCGCCTCCTCGCCGAAAATGGTTTTCATGTATTCGGCACGTTGCCCGGTGCCGAGTTTATTTTTCTCAAAGCTGGCCTGAATCTCTTTCAGGATGGTGAAAATGGGTCGTGTGTTTCCCTTGCTGTCGGCGGTCTTGACACCAAGCTCTTTGATGGCGGTATATGCCTGGCCGGTCGGAGCCTGTAAACGACTGAGTACCGCGCGGCTCCCCGTCCCGGCCATCGAGCCGGTGATTTTGGCATCATGCAGTGCGCCAATCATCGCCGCCGTTTGCTCGATACTCACCCCGGCATTTTTTGCCACCGGTGCCGCATAGGTCAGCGCATCGCTCAGGCCGTCAAAGTCGGCGGCGGTCTTGTTCATCGTCATTGAGAGAACATCACCGATGTGCGCGACCTTATCGTTTGAAAGCTGGAAAGCCGATTTCATCCCCATCAGCAAACCGGCGTTTTCCTCCATCGTGCGCTTGTTCGCCAGCGCCATGTTCAGCGTGACCGGCGTGGTCGCCTGGATGGCGGCCACATCGCCACCGCCTTTGGCAATGATGATTTGCGCACCGGCAGCATCGTCAGCCGAGGCGGCAGTATTGTCGCCGAGCTGGCGCGCCTGTTTACGCAGGGCGGTCATTTCTGCCGAGTCTTTGGCAACACCGAGAACCGCCTGAAGCTCGGAGTTTTTCTGCGCAAAATCAAACCCCGGCTTTAACAGCGCCGTACCGGCCAGCGTGGCGGTTGTCGCAATCCCGACACCGGCAGCGCCGACCGCCGCCGATTGACCGGCTAGCGCTTTTCCCGCCTGATAGCGCTGCTTAACCGCGCTCAGTTTGGCCTGTTGCGCACTGACGCGCGCCAGCGCCTCGCGCTGCCGGTTAAGTTGCGAGGTGGTTTCACCAATACTGGTTTTCAGGCGGCGCTCATCAGCGGCCAGCGTGCGCGTGTTGATGCCCGCCTGGCTGAGTTCCTGCCGTGTACGCTGTACCGCTTCACGCAGACTGTTATGTTTGAGCTGGAGCGCGGCGGCATTTTTGCGCGCGGCTTCCATTGCGGCGGCCTGTGCGCGGGTCGGGTTTTCGGTCTGTTTAAACGCCACAGCCAGCGCGGCGGCTTCCTGTTTCGCTTTTGCCAGCGACTGGCTGGTCACGGCAAGCTGTGCGCTGGTCTTGCGAAAACCCTCGATTCTGGATGCCTGGCTGTTGAGCTCACGTAATGTGGTTTGCGTCGCCCGGATATCGCCGGCCAGCGTTTTGCTGGCCTTTTCGATGGATTTTAACGGGCGGGTCGCCTGGTCAACAGCCCTGAGCAATACCTGTAATTTCACATCACTCATTGGTGTTTCCGCTTCGCTGGAGCGCTTTTTCGCGCCATGTAACGAGCTCGGTCAGGCTCAGGGGAAATAACTCGGATGGCGGCCAGTGAAAAATCACCGCAATATCCGCCATCAGGTCATCGACTGACAGGTCGGGCGGGAAGGTTACTGCGCCGAACCCGGCGACAAAAAACCAATCACCTTACCGGCCAGCGCCACAAGGTCAGGCAGCTCCAGCGCGGCGACTTCCTGCTCGGTCAGTGACGGCGCAGTCACGCGTGGCAGCACTTTAATCAGCGCGTCGACGTCCGAGTTTGCCACCGAGGCCAGGCTGACGCCGCGCAGCGTACCGGCGTTGGGTTTCATCAGCGTAATCTGGTCGATAACCTGCTCGCCGCGTTTGATAGGGTTTTCCAGGGTGATCACATTTTCGTTTTTCATGGTGTTCTCGTCTTAATCGGGAATGGGGTTAACCGGCCAGCCTCGCTGACCGGATGAAAAATTACAGGCCGATATTGCGGCGATGCTGTTCGAGGCGGTCGGTGCCGTTCACTTTCTCAATCATGTTGAGCGTGTCGATTTCAACCAGCTCTTTACCGTCCATCGTCAGTTTGAAGTACGTGCAGATAACCGAGATTTTTGACTCGCTGTCTTCACCCTGCTTACCTTCGCCGGTGTCGATCTCTTTCTGGCGGCCACGCATGACCACCTCGACGGCGACCGTTTCGCCGGTGTCGTCGCGCTGGTAGGAGCCCGCAAAACGAATTGGCACAGCATCGACGCCGGTTGCGCCGTACAGCTCCCAGATAGCGGAATCCGGGAAACCGCCGAGCGACCATTCCATCGACAGGGCATCATCATCGAGCCCCATATCGATGGGCGCGACGCCGTTCATCCCCGCGCCGCGATAGTTCTCCAGCTTGCGGGTCAGTTTCGGCAGGGTGATGGATTTGGCGATCCCCTGATAGCTGTAGCCATTCAGGAACACATTCATGTATTTGAGCTTGCGCGGCATTGCCATTTAGTCAGGCTCCTTATTTGCTGTTGACCGAGGAAACCAGCGTCGCCAGATATTTATCGGTGATGCGCTGGCGTAAGGTCAGGTTTTCCAGTGGGGGAACCGGCGTGTAGTCATAATCGATATACAGCTTTCCGGCTTTCAGGGTCTCTTTGTCGTTGGCCTCTTCGTCAAACCAGCAGGTCGCATCCACGATGTAACCGTTCGTTTTGAGTTCGCGGAATTTGGCGTTAATGCCGTCGACGATATCGCGGATAAGCGTCGCGGTGATGGGCTTGTCGACCGCCCACATGTGTGCGGCGGCCATCGTGTCGGCAATCACCTGCGCGGTGCGGGTGTAGTTCTCAAACAGGAAAAGCGGGTCATCCGAGCAGGTGCGGTTTCCCCAGAAACGAAAACCGTCCTTGCGAATCAGCGTCGTGACGCCCGCCTCGTTGAGCAAATCGGCATCGGTGCCCGGCTCCTGCAAATCCCAGAACACCGAGGCGCTGATGCCGGTCACGCCGTTGACGCCGACGTTAGACAGGGTTTTGTGCCAGCCGACAGACTGGTCGATGTAGGCGCGCAGACCGAGGGCGCGGGCGGTGGCGTACGCGGTGGCGGTCGCATTTTTCACGGTGTCCCAGGCGAGGAAGTCAGGCCAGATCACCATCAATTCACGCTGGCTGAAATTGTCACGGTATCGGATGGCATCAGAGAGGGTTTTACAGCCCCACGCGCTGACATAACCAAAGGCGCGCAGCTTCTGACAAACGGGCGCAAGCGCGGTCGCCACCTCCAGCGTGTCGAACCCCGGCACACCGAGAATGCGCGGCTTCACGCCGGTGACGGCTTCGGCGGTCAGCAGTGCCTTAAGGCCGGTGTATTTGCCGTTCTCGTCCGTGGTGCCGATGATGTTGGAAATAGTCTGCGCGAGCGCCTCCTCTTCATCGTCGCCGGTGCCCTCGGCGACACGCACAACGACAATCACCGGTTTTGCCTGGTCAGCGATAGCCTGTAAGGACGCCGCCAGCGTGCCTTTTTTACCGGCCTTCGCAATGGCGCTTTGTACACTGGTAATCAGTACCGGCTCGTTAAGGGGAAAGGTCGCGGCATCGGCATCGCTGGCGGTGCATACCATGCCGACAATAGCGGTCGAGACGGTGGAAATGACGCGCGTGCCGTCGTTAATTTCGACGACCTGCACGCCATGATGATAATCACTCATCCGTTTAACTCCGTGGTGTTGGGGTGAGTGTTATTTTCCCAGGGTCTGACGCAACGAGCTATTTGTTGAGGTTGGGGCGGTTACGTGACAACTTTTCAGACGTTATATTACCGGCTCTGATTTTTGCCAGGTCTCATTATCAACAACAGGAGCAATGAATTTATCATTCTCAATGCGCCCTCCGATGATGAAACCCTCACCGGCTTTCACCAGTGTAAATCCGTCTCCGGGGATGAACGGGGTTTCGCCATCCCACATCACCATATTCACGACATTACCTGTCGCATCCACCACTGCAAATTTTGCTGTCATGCGTATACCTCGAAGATAATAACCCCGTTAGCACCCTCTGCGCCGTTCTTCGTCGCGGAGCTGTTGCCGTTTGAAACACCGCCCGCGCCACTGCCAAAACCTTTACCACCGGACTGCGTTGCCGATGCGCCAGAGCCGACACCGCCATTACCAAGCGGAGAGTTCGCACCATTGCCTGCAAGCGTCGGGGACTGAACAGAGATACCGAAATGACCAGGGGCACCGGCCATTTTCAGAATGATTCGGTCAGGTGACAGCCCCGGAACAGTAATGGTCGGTTCAGCACTTGATGCACCACCGTTAGCCAGACCTGTTGTGGTGGAGGTTGTAATGATCCCGTAATCCGACCCTTTGCCACCGGGACAGACAATCAGATTACCAAATGAGGTTGTTCCGCCATCGCCCCCGGCACTGGCAACACCGCCAGTCCCGCCCGCACCAATCACAATATCAAGGTGCCCGCCAGCGGCAGCAGTCAGCCCTTCCAGCTCTGAACGGGTCAGCCACAATTCAACGTAGCTGCCTGATGCGCCGCCGCCGCTTGCTGAAAGGGTTGTTGAACTCGTCGCACGGGCAGCACCCGACCCGCCACCCGCGCCTTGCACTCGGATGCGAAACAGGTTACCGGTGGCGGGCAGGATGAACTGACCTGATGTAGTGATAACGGTTGGTGATGCCAGAAGCCGACCCGCTAATTTACTGGTATCTGTTAAGCCAAGATATTCGAGGATCGCAGCAACGCTTTTTCCTGACAGGTCGGTCAGCGTTTTATCAAGGGGCTGTTTAGTGGAAAGCTCACCGGAAATCAGCGCGTTAATCGCCGCCTGTACAAAAGCGGTTGTCGCCAGTTGCGTATCATTTGACGTTTGCGCCGCAGTTGGCGCTTTCGGTGTGCCGGTAAAAACAGGGCTGGCGACCGGCGCATACTGTTTGTGCGGGTTGGTGTCGGCGATATGCTGTTTCAGCAGATTGTCGGCATACGCTTTCACCTCAATGACCGCGTTATCAACATATTGCCGCGTCGCCAGCACGACCGACGGGTCGATTTTCAGCGTGACGGCAGCGGTCGAGGAGACAATCAGCACCATGCGGATGGTCTGGGTGCGTCCGCTGCCCTCCTGCAACTGCGGCTTGTAGGTTTCCGGGCAGTTCGCCACGGCAATTAACACGCCGTTATCGTCATACAACCCGATTTCGCGTATCCAGAAACCGCCCTCGTTTTCGGGGATAACCTGCTCGGCAATAATCTGGCTTGAGTTGTTCGCGTCAACGCTCAGCATATTCAGCGGCGCAATGCGTCTCTGGTTAACCAGCTTCGTTTGCGTGGCGTCCGGCGTCGGCAGTGTGCCGTTGCCATCGCCGACGGCCATTTGCGTGATATTGAGCTTAGTTCCGAGCGCGGTGGCGTTTGCCAGCAGTGCCGCGCCCTGGTTGGTCAGAATGGCAAAGAATTTCGCGGTCATGCGCTTACTCTCACGTTGTCGATAAAATGAATGGCCGAGGCCGGGAAATACTCCCCGCCGCCGGTGATGTCCTCAGGTAAATAGGGGTAAACGACCAGCGCGTCTCCGGCATAGCTTCCCGCGTCGACGTAACACTCGCCCGATGTGCTCAGGCTGATGGCAAGCCCGGTCAGGTGACGGCTGGCGGGTTTGGCGTCATTGATAAGCCGCTCCAGCTCCTGATACATCTCGTCAGTGATACCGCCGTCGAGCACGCCCACCACCAGGCGAAACGTGCCGGGCTCCTCGTTAAGCTCCCACCACTCGCGCACCTCGATAAGAAAACCGAGCGGCTCCACCACGCGGCGCAGGGCGCTGATGGTGCCTTTGTGCTGATGGACGAAAAACGAGGCTGCTATCACCCGGCGTTTCGTGGCTTCCGGCCAGTCGGCATCCCACCGGTCGACAGACAGCGCCCAAGCCAGATAGGGCAGCAGGTCAGACGGGCAGGTCTGCGGGTTCCACAGGGTACGCAGCGGCACCGGGACGCGGGCAATCTCAGCCGCTGCGGCTGCGGCGGCCACTTCCAGCGGCGACGAGCCGACGGGTAACAACCGGTCACTATTCATCGTTACCCCCTGCGGTGATGCTGTATCCGGTGCAGTAAGACGCCTGATGTTTGCCGAGCACGATGTCGTCTGGCGGCGCGCTCAGCTCCACACGCTGGACACCTTCAACATGCAGCGCGGCATAAATGGCTGACCGGCGCACGTCACGACCAAGCCGGTGCTGCGCGGTGATATAGGCTTTCAGTTTCTGCTCAGCCGTGGCGCGAATGGGCTCCGCTTCGGGGCCAGGGTAAAACCAGAGTGTGGCGGCCACTTCATACGGCACAATTTCCGCCGCCTGTACCGTCACGCGGTCGCCCACCGGGCGCACGTCCTCCGCGTTGAGCGCCTTTTCCACCACGGCCAGCAGGTCACTGGCGGCGGTGCCGTCACCCTCGAGGGCAAGCACGGTGATGGTCACACAGGCCGGTGTCGGGCTCTCGACAGAAATATCAGCGACACGCCCGTCGGCGCTGCGTCCGTGGTATTCATAGGCTCCGACCGGACCGGCCACGCTGAGCCCCTCAAACGCCTGCTGGGCGCGCAGGCGCAAATCGGCATCGGACTCCATCACCGCCGCCACCGGCGGGATGGTGGTATCGTCTGCCGGGGTGATGGTCAGCCGTGCGGTGTTGTTGTTCGCGGCCATCACATCAAGGTCGCTCCCCTCAGCACTTGCCAGCGTCACCGCGCGGGCGGCTTCGTTGACGCGCTGCCGCCAGATAACCTCCCGGTAGGCGTTTTCCTCCAGAAATTTGGTCAGCGGCTCGGACTCCAGCGCCAGTGTGCGGGCGACGGCGTCCTGTTGCTCCGCCGGAAACAGCGAAACCAGTGTCGCCTTGCGCTCAGCGAGAATGCTCTCGTAATCCAGCGCCTCAACCACATCCGGCGCGGGGAGCTGGCTTAAATCAACAATCGGCATGGTGTTAGCTCACAGGGATGGTTAACGAAAGGGCGTCGCCGGTGCTGGCAATCTCGCCGGTCAGGCTGACCACCATGCGGCCATCAGACTGACGCTCCGTGGTCACCGCGCTTAAGGTGATGCGCGGCTCCCATTTCAGCACCGCGAAATAACAGGCGACCCTGATTTGCAGCTCCAGCGCCGGGGTCTGCGGCTGGTCAATCATGGAAGACAACAGCGAGCCGTAATCCCGGCGCATCACGCGCGAACCGACCGGCGTTCTCAGGATGTCACTCAGGCTTTGGCTGATATGTTCCGCGTCCGTGATTGTCCCGCCGTTGCTGCGGCTCAGACCGAAATAACTTGCTGTCATAGTGGCGCTCCTGTCGTGCCGCCGCTGTCGCCGGGGTGTTTGTGGGTATGCAGCACTTTGCCGTTGGATGACAGCGCACCGCCGCTGTGCTCGATGTCGCCACGCATCGTGCCGCCTTTCTGCACTTCCAGCGAACCGGTGATGAGCTTGTTGGTACAAACCACCTCCGGCGTGTCGAGCGTGATGCGCGTAGACGCTTTGACCATCACAACCGGCACAGTGGCGGTGAGGGACTCGGATGCGGTGATGTCGGCAGTTTTAATACCGCTGACGGTCAGGGCGCTGGTTTTAGGTTCATATTCGATAACCGCGCCATCGGGGAAAGCAATATGCCAGGCATCCGCCGAGGCCGACGGGGCGGGGTTTTCATCGGAAAAAAGACCGGGCAGTACAAACGCGGTATCGAGCTCGCCGCCGACGGCCAGGATTAACACCTGTTCACCAACGGAAGGAGCCCACCACGTACGCGCACGACCGGCGCGCTGGGTCAGCCACTGGAGCCAGTCGGTAATAATGCCGCCGGTCTGCACACGGCAGCGACCGGCAGCGAGATCGGTTTCAACCACGACGCCGGTGCGTACCATATTGCGCAGAGCGCGGGCAAGTTCGTTAATGTTTGCTGGTATGTTCATACAACAAGAATGCCGCCATGCAAAAACAGCGGCAATTAAGAGAGGTTATATAGCGCGTGGCACAACCTTATGATTCTCTATCGCTTTCCCAAACGTGTTTGATTATCTGCATACACTCTTCATGTGCTTGCTCATGTTGCTCAAACTCTCTATTAAAGAAAAAGAAAAAAGCAATTTTCATCTGAGGCATCTGAATAAAAATGAACTCATTAACTTTATGAAAAAAAGAAAAGCTCTCATTTTTACTTTTAAAAATCATTAAGGAATTGTATTTTTTATCCTTCCACTTTGATGTTAGGTTTCTCCTGGATTTTCTTAGTATTCTGAAAACATCATTCGGAGTCGTATCAATATCGCCCCAGAACATTGCAACTGGAATCTGCGCTAAATATGGCACATATTGTTTTCCCTTATACCTCAAAAAACGATTGCGAAGATCCATTACTTGCAGTTTGAAACCAAGATATTGCAACCACCAAATAATAAAATCACAATCATAACCACTTATATCCTCAGGCTCCTTACTCAGCAGCATCCTCTTTAAACTATCTTCAAATGCTCCCAATAAATCAGAATTGCAACTTTTACAAGCAGGAATAGTGGCTTTAATGTAATTAGTGTATTGGTTGTTTTTGGTGCTAAGTAATTGTTTATCTGGCGCCGCTTCAAACGCCCATTGAGGAATAACATGTTCACGAGTTATTTCAGTGTCACTACCACACAAAAGACACAAGTCAGCCTGATGTTCTTTAATTATACGATCCATTACTTGTTTTTGTGATTTCTTTATTCTGGTTCGCAAGAGCCTAAATTTTCTCTCCATCTTTTATTCATCCTGATTTCTGCTCAGACAGTCTTAGTAGTATCTCGTCTTTGATCATTTGTATAGATACTTTATCAAAACCTATTAATTGGCGGGCAGGATATTGTACTTCTGCACTGTTCCGGCCTGGCTTATCCTTTAGGCCTAATTGGTGAACTCTGGCAATGCGCTGTACCTTCCCGGTAAACTCCACCACTGCCGCACTGTCATTACCGCTGGCTTTCATATAGTGGTTAGTGCGCAGCTTCGCGAACATCTCCCGCTTAATCCGGCCTTTCTTTGCACGCAGTGGCTGTCGTTTACGCGGGGTATACGCCGTCCCGTCAGGGGCTTTTTGCGATTTAATCCGCTGTTGCTGGCGCTGGCGTAGCTTCTTCGCAATATCGACAGTCAGACGGCGACGGCCAGCGGGCGAAAGGGCAGCAAGCAGCCCCGCGAGCTTATCGTCGAAGGGCTTAAACTCATCCATTCCACTGACTCACCAGCTCGCCATTAATATAAAACTTATCCGGGCGCGTCACCGGCCCCGGCGGTGGCGGTTCCGGGATGCATCGCACATGCAGCGCTGCGCCGACTTCCTCTACGAGCGTTCGCTCGGTCAGTAACAGACTGATACTGATATCGAAACTGCTGTCGTTATTGATATCGGCCTCGAAGACAAAGCCTTTTTTCCGCCCGGTGTCGGTGCTGAGAATATCGGGCTGATGCTCACGCAGCCAGGCCAGCACCGGCACGAGGATCAAATCAAAATCGCCGGTAAAATCGGTCACCACCACATTCAGCGTGTACTGTTTTTCAAACGACAGCGAGGTCGCCAGCGTGGCGGCAATATTGCCGCTGTCCACATACAGGCGCAGCATGTCGGGGTTTGTCGCCAGCACCGGCGCGGCATTAATCAGGGTTTTTCGCAGACTGTCGGGTTTGAGCATCGATATCATCCTGGCATTGTTTGACGGTTTCGACCTGAAGCGCGCAGCTTTCCAGCGCCCGCTCAAGGTTGCGGATATCCGCACTTAAATCGCCGTTGGTATGTGGATCACTTCCCGGCATCGGGCAAAGGCTCACTTTCGGGCAGCCGTTGTAAACAGTCACCGGCACTGGCGCAGGCGGCGCGCTTGTGCAACCGGCGCACAGCATCAGGCAAATCAGCGCTGTACCAGCGGCGAAAGGCTTCGTTTTCATTGAGCAACCTCGTTATGGTCTGTTCCCGCCGGGCTTCCCGCTCACCGGCGGCATTCAGCTTCTGGCGTAAATCCACCTGCGCCCGTTCGTTTTTATCCGCCCGGTCACTGGCAACAATGAGCTGGTTTTTCAGCATGCCAATCGTCGTTTTCTGCTCGCTGGCAACGCGGTTTGCCTTTTCCAGCGAGCGGGTCAGATTGCCGTTTTCATGGCGCAGCCACATCACCCCGGCAAGCGCCAGCACGACGGCGATTAACATCATCATGAGTTTTGACACAGGCCAGCCTCCCGGATGCGCTGACAATACGAGGCGCGCACCGCCATAAATCCCGCCAGACAGGACAGATAAAACAGCGCGAAAAGAAGATGCCCGCCTGAAACAAGGCAGGGAAAGGTGAATGCCAGCATCAGAACCGACCAGAATTTTCGGCGGGCGGGCGACTGATAAAAGAAAATCAGGCTCACAATCAGCACGGCATAAATACGGTCTATACCACCCTCACGCCGGTGCCTGAGCCAGTATTCGGACACCGCCGCGCCGGTCAGGCCGCCAGCGAAACAGATCAGGCAGATAAACAGCGCGAGGATCACAATAAAATTCACTGCCACACTGTCCGGGTAAATTAACCCCAGCAGTAACATCAGGCCGGTCATCGCTTTGACAGCCGGTAAAATTAAACGTGTGTTCACTGATTTACCCCTTTCATGCACCAGGCCAGCTCGCGCTTGCGGCGGTTTTCCAGTCCGGTATTTCTGACGCCATCGATATAGACCCAGCGCGGGAGCTGGTTACATGCCTGTTGCCACTTTTTCTGATTCAGGAAATAGACCAGTGTCGACTTACAGGCAGCGCCGGTGCCGACGTTAAAGGCGAAACTGACCACGGCGTCGTAAACCTGCGGCGGCATGTCGACCGGCGCGCAGACCGCAAGGCGGCGCTCCGTGTTCAGCACGTCTGCCACAAGATTTTTTGCCGCGTCCTGCTCCGTGATATCGCGTTTCGGCGCGACCCCGGCAGTGTGGCCGATGCCTGATGTCCATACCCCCGCGCTGCACTGATAGGGGCGCAGACGGCACCCCTCAAGGTCTGCCAGCAGGGCGAGCCCGTCCGGCGAGGTACGGAGTAAACGAAAATCAGGCAACAGTGCCGCCAGTGCCAGCACCGCGACCACACTGCAACGCTTAACGATTGATGACATTGTTAATCTCCTTACTGCTCAGGGCGTTTTGTCCGAGCTGTAGCGCAAGCAGCGCGTAGCTTTTGCGCCGGTAATACCAGTTCACCCCGACGGTCGCCACGACGCCCAGCGCGCCGAAATACGCGGCAAAGTCCTGCGGCGTCATGGCACCAAAGAAGGTCAGCGCGACGCTTATCCAGTAGGCGAGCGAGGAGGTGATTTTTTCCATACTCAGTCCCATAAATTCACCGTTTCCTGTACGGGCGCGGTCTGAATGTCCGGCAGTTCAATCGCCGTGCCATAAGGCAGCACCGCGCCGAGTTCAGCCAGCCCCGGATTCGCAGCGAGCACCGCCTCGAATACCCCCTCCGTGCGCCCGTAATGGCGGGCGCAGACGACATCGAGCGTGTCGCCCTGATGCGCGATGACCTTCATCAGATTTGCCCCACGATGCAGCGCGGTTTGTCCTGAATGCGCGCCACTGACCAGCGCATGTCCCGCCACAGTTCATCAATCGTGGTATCGATGCTGTCGGCTTTTTTATCGCCTTTCGCGCTCGCATCCACGCCGCGATAACGCTCATACAGGGTGGCGGTCGCCATTGCACACACGGCGCGCTGGTAGTGAAAAACCCGCGTGCTCTCGCCGTCGATATCATCCGAGGGCACATCCGCGAGGCGCGCAAAGCCCGCCTTAATCTGGCTCTCGCGGTACTCAAAAAGCTCGGCGTTCGTCTCGGCAATGCCGGTTTTGATGGCATGGCGCAACCGCGCCGGGGCAATGGTCTGCTCAAGGCGCATCAGCTCGCGCACACGCTTCGGCTCGATATCAGGAAAGAAAAAGGTGTTTTTTATCACCGGCTCGTCGCCCGCGGGCGGCGGGATGACCACCGTGTTATCCGGCGGCGGTGCGTCGGTTTTATTAATAATCAGCGTCATCATGACTACCTCTGAAAAGGTGGGCGGTGGACGCCGGTCGCGTAAAAGGTGAAACACCTTCACTGACCAGCGTGCCGCCCTGGCGCGGGGCGCATTCTGTTAACCGGCGTTTTTGCGGGGGCGTCCCCGCCCGCGTTTCGCCGGTGTGGCTGTTTTTTTCTGTGTCGCGGCTTTCGTGGGCGCTTTCGGCGCGGGTTTTGCGGCAACAGGTTTCGGATTCAGCTCGCGCGTGAGCCGCTCAATGTCCTTACGCACTCCGGCATTACGGTCGAGCTGGATCGCGCGTTGCAGATGGGTCCTGGCGTCAGTGAGCTGACCGGCATCGCGCAGTGTCAGACCGGCGACCTTATGCAGCCGGGCGCGCACTTCATCGGGCATGTCGGCTTTGGCGGTCATGCTGATGACGTCGAGAAGGATCGCCGCACTGACCGGCTGACCGGCATCGCGGGCGCGCAGGGCAGCTAGCGCCACCTCTTCGGCCAGCATGTAAGGCACGGTGCGCGCATGGTTCTCCGGCATCGACAGGTTGTAGCGCAGCGCATAGCGGGCGATTTCCAGCGCGCCGGGAATATCACCGGCATCGAGACGCCACAGCATGACCGTCATTAAAATGGCATCCTGCGCGCCGGTGCCGTTCTCCAGCACGCCCGTCACCCACGGCAGATAAAACGGCAGCAGCTCGCGCTTTTTGTCGGCTTTACGCTCTTTCGAGTGGATTTCTTTCAGCGTCCGGCGGTCTGCGGCCAGCTTAACGAGCATCTGCTCATAAGCGGTGGCATGGCGCAGCGGGGCGTTATCCCGCTGCGCGGCCAGCATGGCCGAGACCCGCATCGCGTGACGCTGTGCGGGGCTCGCCATCGGTTACGCTCCTTCGCCGGAGGTGGAAGTTTCCGACCCGCCAGCAGGTGCGGCCGTCAGGGCTTTCATGGCGTCGACGATTGCCGCCGCAAACACGGTGGCGGTGGTGTCTTCCGGGGTTTCCTCTTCTTCCGGCTCAAGAATTTCGATGTTTTCAATCAGGCAACCGGCTTCGTAATCTTCAATCACAAAGTCGACCTTCACCTGCTCGTAGTTTTCCACCTGGTCGAGCTTCGGATTCTCGATGATGTGGCGGCGGTGTCCGTCCTCGTACAGATAAATCGAGAGGTTATCCAGCGTGGTGATCAGAATGCTGTTCGCCGGGAAGAACGGCGCGCGCACCGCCTGTAACTGGCCGATGGTTTTCTGGCTGATAATCAGCTCCCCGGCCAGTTGCTCGGTGTTCGGCTGGAATTTGTTGATCATCGGGAAATATTTGTCGGTCAGGATGCGACGCCCGCACACGACCACCATTTCCGGGTTTTCGCGGTGGATCTCGGCAATCAGCGTTTCATGCGCATCCATCACCAGTGCGTCGAGGTTTTTGTAATGCCCTTTCTTGCCGACCTTGATGGTCGTGGAAATGACCGCGCCGGTGTCGTCAACGACCTTATTCATGACGCGTTCCGGAGCGTCGTTGCGGTACTTCTGCAACCAGCCGACGGCCACATCCTGCAACAGCGGATTTTTCTGGCGGTCTGAGGTTGGCGCACGGCTCACGCCGTTAAAGCCGATGGTGATGTAATCCAGTGCCTGGCGCTTGACGATCGCGTCGCGGATGCGGGTCTGAAAATCCTGAAAACGCGCCCATAAATCGAGCTTGTTGTACTTCATGTGAAAATCGAAGTTCACCGGCTGACAGAAATAGCGGTAAGCGTCCATTTTCGAAAAATCAGCGGTCTTGCGTTCATCACCGTTCGCGGTGTCGGCGGTACTGGCAATCGTGCCGTTGACATCAATGCCGATTTTCTCCTCGGTCAGCTCGCCGACCACCACCATATTGATTTTTTGCAGGAACGAAGAGGATTGCTGGATTTTGTCAAACAGCGTCTGCGTCACTGACGGCTCAACGCTGAATTTCTTGCTCAGGTCGTCCACGCTGACGAAATTCAGCTCAGCGAGGCGGGTCAGGTAGGCATTAAATTTAAAGCGGGTTTCTTTACGCATTGTGTCGTTTGTCCTGTGATGAAAAAGGGAGGCCGGTTAGCAGTCGGTCAGCGCAGCGGTTGCACCGTCGCCGCCGGTGCTCAGTTTGCGGCGCGGCTGCGTGTTACCCGGTGTTTTGTCCAGGGTTGCGGTGATCGCACTGAATTGCTCAGTGGTTTTGCTCGCCTCATCGGTGACACTTTTCTTAAGCGCAGCGAGCTCGGTTTCCAGCGAGGCGAAACGCGTTTCGGCGCTGTCGTTGCTGGTCTGGACACGTTCGGCAATGGTGGTCACGGCTTCGTGAACGTCATTAAAACGGGCGTCGTCGGAAGACTGGCGGCGGCTGAAAATGGCTTTCACCGAGTCGGTCAGTTTGTTCAGCAGGGTTTCGGGGGCGTCTTCGAATTCCAGCTCGGCCAGGGTGGCAACAGAGAACAGGTTTTCCGGGCTGGCCTTGAAACGCTGGAGCGGGTTGTGTTTGGCGGTGCGGCAGAATTCCAGATACTCGGTGCCGAGGCTTGCCGGGTCATCAGTGACGGCCAGGCCAACCAGATAGCATTTGCCGCTGTTGGCGAAATTCGGCTGAATTTCCATTGAGGTGTAAACTTTCTGGCCTTTCGCCACCATATCGACCAGCGTGTCGAGCGGGGCAATTTTGCCGAACAGCGCCAGCTTGCCGTTAAGCGCGGAATCGTCCTCGATTTTCTCCGCTTTCAGCTCAACCACATCCCCGTAACGGGCGAAAGCGCCGTCAGGCAACAGGCCGCGCAGGTGTTCGAGGTTGATGCGGCAGCCGTAAACACGCGGGTCGAATGAATCGGCCATTTCCTGAATATCGGCCGCGCTGATAATGCGCCCGTCGCAGGTGTCACCCTCGACGCCGATACGAAAGAATTTTGAGACTTTTTTTGCCATCGTCAGCAGTCCTGATTGTGTGTGAAGGAGTCACGTTGATTTCAGGGGCTAGTTTCCCGGCTCGTCCGCTGGTTCGCCATCAGTCACGGATGGCTTGCCCCCTGCACATCAGCCGCTTAGCGAATCGCCGGTCGCGCTTAAGTAGCCTTGCCCTGTATCCATGACGGCGAGGCAGGCATGACCATCACCACCGACACCACACTTTTAAACGACCCGCGACGACAGGCGGCGCTGTTGTACTGGCAGGGGTTTTCCGTGCCGCAGATCGCGGAAATGTTGCAGACCAAACGCCCGACGGTGCAGAGCTGGAAACAGCGCGACGGATGGGACGACACCGCCCCGTTAGACCGGGTGGGAAACACACTGGAGGCACGGTTAATTCAGCTCTACGCCAAACCGGAGCTGACCGCGCACGATTTCAAGGTTGCTGATTTTCTGGCGCGCCAGATGGAGCGCTTTGCGCGCATCAACCGTTACGGCCAGACCGGCAACGAGGCCGACCTGAATCCGAACGTGGCGAACCGCAATAAAGGGGAGCGCAGGAAACCGAAAAAGAATTATTTCAGCGAGGAAGCTATCGAAAAACTGGAAGAGATTTTCTTCGACCAGTCTTTCGCGTATCAGCTCGGCTGGCACAAGGCCGGGCTGGAGCACCGTATCAGGCATATCCTTAAATCCCGCCAGATTGGCGCGACATTTTATTTTGCCCGCGAGGCGCTGTTACGCGCCCTGCAAACCGGCCAGAACCAGATATTTTTATCCGCGTCCAAAACACAGGCGCATGTGTTCCGCAAATACATCATCGCCTTTGCCCGCCTTGTCGATGTTGACCTGTCAGGCGACCCGATTGTTATCGGCAATAACGGCGCGGAGCTGTTATTTCTCGGCACCAACTCAAACACCGCGCAGAGCCATAACGGCGACCTGTATGTCGATGAAATTTTCTGGATCCCCAATTTTCAGAAACTGCGCAAAGTGGCGTCGGGCATGGCGTCGCAAAAACACCTGCGCACCACCTATTTTTCGACGCCATCCTCGCTGGGTCACGGTGCGTACCCGTTCTGGTCGGGCGACCTGTTTAACCGGGGGCGCGCCAGCGCCAGCGAGCGGGTTGATATCGATATCAGCCACGCGGCGTTAGCGCGCGGTGTGGCGTGCGCAGATGGTCAGTGGCGGCAGATTGTCACCATTGAGGACGCGCTCGCCGGAGGCTGTACGCTGTTTGACCTGGAGGCACTGCGGCGGGAAAACAGTGCGGATGACTTCCGCAACCTGTTTATGTGTGAGTTTGTCGATGACAAGGCGTCGGTGTTCCCGTTCGAGGAGCTGCAACGCTGCATGGTCGACAGTATGGAGGAATGGGAGGATTTCACGCCCTTTGCCGACCGGCCATTCGGGCATCGCGTGGTGTGGATTGGTTACGACCCCTCGCACCGTGGCGACAGCGCCGGATGCGTGGTTATCGCGCCGCCGGTGGTTACCGGGGGCAAATTCCGCATTCTGGAGCACCACCAGTGGAAAGGGATGGACTTCGCCACACAGGCCGAATCCATCCGCGAGCTCACGCAAAAATACAACGTGGAATACATCGGCATCGACTCGACCGGGCTCGGTCAGGGCGTGTTTCAGCTTGTGCGCTCGTTTTACCCGGCAGCGCGTGACATCCGCTACACACCGGAAATGAAAACCGCAATGGTGCTCAAGGCAAAAGACACCATCACGCGCGGTTGCCTCGAATACGACGTCAGCGCAACCGACATCACGCAGTCGTTTATGTCCATCCGCAAAACCATGACCAGCAGCGGGCGCAGCGCCACCTATGAGGCCAGCCGCACCGAGGAAGCCAGCCACGCAGATCTCGCCTGGGCGACCATGCACGTACTGATTAACGAACCGCTGACCGCCGCGACCGGCCAGTCGTCATCCTCCATTCTGGACTTCAACTGATGAGCAAAAATAAAAAACAAAAATACACACCGAAACCTCGCCAGCACACCGCCGCGCCCGCGCAGAGCATGGAGGCGTTTACCTTCGGCGAACCGGTGCCGGTGCTCGACAGGCGCGAAATTCTCGATTATGTCGAATGCGTCCATAACGGCCAGTGGTACGAGCCGCCGATAAGTTTTTCGGGGCTGGCGAAAAGCATGCGCGCCGCCGTTCACCACAGCTCGCCGGTTTACGTCAAACGTAACATTCTGGTGTCGACGTATATCCCGCACCCGCTGTTATCACGTCAGGATTTCAGCCGCTTTGCGCTCGATTATATGGTGTTTGGTAACGCGTTCATTGAGGAGCGCCGGAGCTACACCGACAAGCCGGTTAAATATGAAACCTCACCGGCAAAATACACCCGGCGCGGCGTGGAAGAGGATACCTACTGGTATATTCAGAACTTCACGAAACCGCATCAGTTTGCGCCCGGTTCCGTGTTCCACCTGCTTGAGCCGGATATTAACCAGGAGATTTACGGGATGCCGGAATATCTCAGCGCGCTTAACTCGGCCTGGCTGAATGAGTCGGCGACGCTGTTCCGCCGTAAGTATTACCAGAACGGCGCACACGCGGGTTACATCATGTACGTGACGGATGCGGCGCAAAGCAGCACGGACGTGGAGGCGCTGCGCAAGGCGATGCGGGATTCGAAAGGGCTCGGCAATTTTAAGAACTTGTTTTTCTACGCGCCGAACGGAAAAGCCGACGGCATTAAAATCGTGCCGCTGAGTGAAGTCGCCACCAAAGACGATTTTTTTAATATCAAGAAAGTCAGCGCGGGCGACCTGCTGGACGCGCACCGCATCCCATTCCAGTTGATGGGCGGCAAGCCAGAGAATGCTGGCTCAATCGGGGACGTTGAGAAGGTGGCAAAGGTCTTTGTACGCAACGAACTGATACCGCTGCAATCGCGGTTTCTGGAGCTGAACGAATGGGCGGGCGAGGAGATCATCAGGTTTCAGAAATACTCGCTCGACCCCGACAACGAATAGCCCACCACTGCCGCCGCAGGGCGGCTTTTTAATGCCCCTCACCAGACCGCGCCAGCGCCCGCACACGGCGAGCATTATTCTCCCGCGCCCCTTGCTCATCATCAGCCATTGAATGGCGGCACCGCCTCGCTGACGGGCTGGAAAATAAAAATAAATAACACCTCCGGCGCGCAGTGCTTTCCCCGCCTCGCCTGCCCACTTTCCGGGGCGGTTTTAATGCAGTTGCACGTTAAAACCAAAGCCCATCAGTTTTGATGGGCTAGCGTAAAAACGTCCAACAGAAGTGAATGCAGATTCATGCATATAAACATGCGTGTCCGTAGGATAAAAACTATGCAGCCCTACCTAAATTCACATTAGGAATTTTTAAGGCGTCAGAAAAAATCATTACCTCTTCACCGACCCGTTTACTTTGAGCCGTATAACTCAGTGAGTATTCTGTCTGTCTAAATTGTGAATATATTTTTTTTATCTCACTACTGTTATCATAAGAGACAAGCCAGTTTTTAATCCCTGAGTTTCTTAAAGAATCCATGACATTGACATGGTCTTCATGTTCATAATAATTTCTATAGAGATCTTGCCCCTTAACATAATAAGGCGGATCCAAATACACCAACAATTTATCATCAGGAATCTTTAAATCATTAATATTTAAAAGCAATTCAGAAGCATCAAGATTAGTAACTTTAATTCTATTTTTATATCCGGATATTTTATTAACTCTGGAAATTAGATCGCTTTTATTAAAGCGAACATCCATTTTCCATTCACCCAATTGCGACTTGCCACCAATGACACCGGCTTTTAAAATTCCAGACCTATTAGTTCTGTTTAAGAAAAAAGCTGCGAAACCTAATTGCAATGAGGGTATTGGATTGACTGAATTTATTATTTCTTTTTGTTCATACCACATATCCATAGTGATATCGCATTTCTCAATCATTGAACAAAGTGCATCGGTTTCATTTATAACAGAGTGCCAAAAACTAAATACAGCCGGATCGGCATCATTAATGAGGATATTTCTTACATATTCATTAACTACCAAATCTAAGGCAATAGCTGCCCCGCCAGCATAGGGTTCAACATAACAACCATCCGTGATGAGGTTTTCCTCAAGCAGAGATTTTATATAATAAGACAACTTTCCCTTACCCCCGGGGTATCTCAGCGGCGTATAAAACCTCATACAATACAACCTCTTATAAAAACTTATCTATCAATAATGTTAGCCTAACACAATCCCTGTGAATTTTCCATTAGATAACATATAGTTATAATGAGACACGCTCCCAAATAGCCTCAATCAAAGGCTGAAAATTATCCCATTCTGTATTTACAAATTCTTTCGTTGGGATCAAATTTTCATTATGAACATACTGTTGTAAAGAGGAGCTAGAATTTGTTGTCTGTTTCGAGTAAGTTTGTATGGCAGTTTTCTTCGGCCCATTAATTAGTTTTTTCTCAAATAAATCCGTGGAAACCATTACAACCTTATCATGTAAACCCGGTGTTTTTTGCGGATTCTTTCGATCATGATAAATAAGATTATTACTATCAATATATACATTCAAAGAAAGTTCAATAAAAACTCTTAGCATAACTGCCAATGAATTTTGATGCTCATCATGAGTCATACGTTTCAGTTCTGAAAAAATACGATGACATCTTTTATGCTCTTTGCCGAACTTCAGTGATAGTCCCGTAGGTATCATATGGTTCCGGTTAACGCTTGCCGGGTTTATCCCTTTTTTTGCCTTGCCTTTATTATCATCATCATCGGTGCCAAAATAATCCACGCCACCGTGATTATTTCCACCACCACCAACAGGCGTTCCTTGGCCACCTTTAGTATCTTCACCGCCCTTTTGACCACCCTGCGCGTTACCGTCTCCATCAACGGAATTTTTAGGCGGCTCTAATAAACGCCATTCTTTTTCTAAAGCCGGAGCAAAGGATGTTAATTGTAACTCTGAAATAAAGTTAGTACGATCTAATTTGAAACGAATACGGTTAACAGTAAACTCCGTTCTTCCACTCTCGTCAGTTAAAATCATCACATCTAATACTTTTTTAAACTCGCTAATGAAACGTTTTAACGGCTGTGAGCAAAAAAGGACACCATCGACACCATTAAGATTCAAACTTTTCCTAAAATTCGGGTCGCCAACCAAGCGATCTAGGTTAGTTATTCGAACTCTATTTTTTTCTTTAATAATATTGTCAAATTCATCTGGGAAAAGATCAATAAATGAATAAAGCTGGTTAGCAAAGGACTCAGTACCGTTTCTAGCCATAAATCTTAGCTGTTCAGGAGTTGTCCATCCGACACGACCTGCCCCTTCATTTTGACCAGTATGTTTTAAATTAATCCAATGATTATATCCCTCATCATCATACACTACGCAATCAACACTTAATATATTGAATTTTCTTGCCTTTTTAATCTTCTCAAATGTTGATTCTACTGTCTTATTTTGAGCCAGTGATGGGTTTTCAATTAACTTCAGAGCTGTAATTCTTCTATTACCTTCCTTAACAATAAACCCTTTTTCCTCATCTTCATTTTCAACAACTATCATCCGTTCAGAAGGGTCTATTCCGTTATTCGCAATGTCTCTTGCTAATTTTATTAACTTTGCCCCCTGGCTCTCAACCATGATTTTTATTGCTTCTCGTTGCCCATCCGCGTTTTCACTAAAACGAGAGTTTTGCACATCTAGCATTAAGTCATTTATATTGATGCTTTTATATTGATACATTCTAACGTCCTTATTGCTGTGAAGTTTTTACGCTATTGAGAACAATGTTAAGTGATCATCTACCGAAGTGGTGATCATCTCAGTTTACGTAAAAACCGTATAGTAACAAGCACAAACAACCACGAATTACAGCATAAATGAATGTACCGTTGTCATCCCTGATAATAAGTTATTCATCGCGATACGGGCTTATTTCATATGCAAAGCTAACTATAAGCAATGCTAATTAATTGCTATGCTGCCCTTCATTTTTTAATGGTTTCGATTGTAGAACCCAAAGAAAAAACTTTTATTTTCAATAAATTATCTCGTGCAATTTCAGAAATTAAATCGAGTGCTATTTCTCGATCCCGTTCATGGCACGTTCCTTCGGTAGTCAGCCGTGCGATCAACTCAACTCGCTCAAGTATGACCAGTTCTTTTAATTCGTTTCTCACAAAACTTCCCTCACATGAGACACTGTATAAACATACAGTATAATGATTGTTCGCACAAAGTTAAATAAAAAAATAGACCATAACCCGTTGTATCATTGAGATATAAATTTGTATGTCTGCTCATTTTTCTTCCGCCACTCCAGACAAAACGGCAACACGGGCAAGGATTTCCTTAGCCTTTGCAAAAAAAGGTGGGGCGGTAGAAAAAACCTCTCCCGCTTCGGATCCCCGGCACCATTTTCCGTTAAAACAGCTTTTGCCATGTGCCATCAAATGAAGCGCTTCACCCCGGCTTATAGTGATGCCAGTTAAAAGCTGTATTTCGTCAATCGTCCTGTTTATAGCGCCGTCCTGTGCTGGCGTTCCGTGGATAAAATTGCGGCGCTCGGTCGGTTTTTTATCTCTTAGCCGGTTCGTTAGCTGCCGTCGCTGATATCGATTAAGTGGTTTTGATAAATCCAGCGTCGGTGGATCGCTTTCGCTTACCGTACAGTTATTGACAGAACTCCGAGAGGGCGCGGTCGCGCCCTTAAGGTCAACGGCCAGATCAAAGGCGTGTTTCGGGACAATCTTCCACTGAGTGAGGCGGGTCAGAACCGGCGAACCAGCGCCGATCGTGGCGTCGTACACGCCGCGAATGCAGACAGTCTCCTCTCCGTACTGGTTGTACTCGGTGCGCGCTTCATAGAGCGTGCGAACCTGCAAATCATCACGACGGACAAACGCACCGCCCTGCGCATTGACATAGCCCGCCCAGTCACCGGCATCAGCGGCATCATGAACGGCGGCAAATTCCACGCTAAGACCGTGAGCGGTTTCGGTATCAGCCAGGCGACGTAATTCACGGTAGACCGTAACAGGCGCGCCACCGATAAACTGGAATTGCCGGATGTGCCAGCGAGCCGCCCAGGCTGAAACAGCGGGAGCCGTCTCTTTTAACAGCTCGCCGCTTTCGTCGTCTTTCTCGCCATCAAGCGCATAACCATCAATATTCTTGGAAATGTATTTAGCAACATACCCCGTTGCGCTCCCTTTCTCCGGGTCTATAGCCTCGGCGTGAAAACGGGCTTTTCTGGCTTTCTCACTGCTTAGCTCGCTCTCATCTTCCTGCCACGCATAATCACGAATGACCCTGCGAACACGCTCGACATCTTCCGGCAGCATAAACATCAACATGTGCCAGTGAGGTGTTGCGTCGTGATGTGGCTCGGCGACGCGGATGCCAAAAATACGGATTTCTTCGCGGTGAAGTTTGGCGCGGATGCGCGCCCAGAGAGAGGTTAAATAATTCTGCGTATCGGACGGGCTCGCGCCGTTCCATTTGTGGTTACGGTAGCCCGCTTTAGTTGTGGCGTGATATTTCGACGGTGCGGTCAGCGTATAAAATTCACCGACATAACCAAGCTCATTACAGATATTTTCGAACCCACGAATGCGGGCCATCAGCTCGCAGCGGCGAATGGCCGGATTAGCGACAGAGCCGTCGTATTTTTCTATCAGGCTGATGCGGTTCCCGTCTTCGTCTTCCAGCTCCAGACCTTTCAGAAACTCGCGGGTTCGGCGCTTTTGCTCGCGCCAATCAGTCACGCATGATTTGCTGGCATAGGCGTGTTTTTTCTTGCTGACGTTGCCAACGGCAATTTGCAGATGTTCGCGCCATGCCGACGCAACACGGCGCAAGCGACCACGCCACCACGTTTCATTAAACATGCGCATTACCGCCGGGGCGATCTCATCCTGGTCGACAACTTTGTTTATCACGCGTTCCCATTGTGGCGGGGTCATATTGAATTGCATCGCAATCATACCGGCGCGCATATACCAGCGATAAAGAGTCTTTAGTTCCCCTGCTTCAGCATCATCATTATTAGCAAGCTCACCGCGAATAAAATTCGCGATATCTGCGGCCAGGAGGTCAATGTCGGCTTTCGACATATCCGGGAGCCGGTTAAACCGCGCCACCATATTCACCAGGCGTGAGGCCAGATATTGCAACACGCCGGTATCAAAATGGCCGTTAAAAATGGCGGCAGATACATCGTGATTAATGCCGGTGGACTTATATTTTTTTGCGACCAGCTCAAGGCGCGGCAATGCTTTTTTGCAGAAGCTGATTAAAAAGGCATTGGCTCGCTGGCTGTCGTGATGTTGTTCCAGAGTGGCGACGGTGCGGTACACGTCATAACGGACGCATTCAGGCTGAAGCGATAACGCCTTACGCGCATGCAGCAACGCCGCAATCATATGATCGCGGCGATGCTGTTCGGCGTAGGTCAGATAAGGGCTGGCGATGGCTGACCGTGGCGAGTTCCACGGCCAGGCATAGGTTACGTTTACCGTCATGTTGCGCTGGCCTGGCGGCGCTCAATGCTTAACATCACATATCCCGGCGCCCATTCGCTGACATCAGTGATATGGGTAATCCGCACGAAAATAAAAGCACCTGTAAACCCGACAAGATTTGCATCATGTTCGGACTCGCCATATTCATTCAGACAGAGCGAATCCCCGACTGCGAAATCACGGTCGGCGCGACGAAACTCCGCTTTTTTAATACCGAGAAGCACATCCCGAAAATGTTCCGGTCGTGTTTTGAGGTTATGTGTCTTGCTCAAATTGCCCCCCTGTAATGCTTGTTTTTGAGTTCGAGCATTTGCTGGCAGGTCACGCAAAGCGTTACGCCATAAATCGCCATGCGACGGGCTTCCGGGATTGGGGCGTCACACTCTTCGCAGATAAAACGCGATGGCGTGCTTATACGGCTGCGCGCGTTGTTGATATGGCGCTCGCGTTCTTCCTGCTCGCGCTGTTGGATGTGATCCATTGCATCGGCCATCAGTGGAGCTCCTGAGATTCGTTTTCGTAGCGAACAGCTTCAAGGCGCAGCAGTTCCGCCGCTTCTTTACCGCTCAGGCCTTTTTTAGTGATATGGATAGCCAGCGCCTCAAGACGAATAGACACAGCTAAAGCGCGGTCTCGGCGCTCTTCGTTTTTGGCTTTATTAAGCAAGCTGACCAGTACATCGTTATCAGCTTCAAAATTGCGGGTTTCGATATTTTGCATTTTGCTTTCTCCTGAATTTGGGCAAAGAAATGCCCGGCGGGTTTACGCCATTAAATTGCTGTTGGTATTAGTTCGGCATAGTTAGCCGTTTTGGAAATAAACTCACGACTGCACGAAAATGGTTCATTGCTGATATAAGCGCTTTTTTCTCGTCAGTAGTCAGCTCACTTAATTTGAGCCCGTGACGAGCTGCCGGTATTTTTGCCAGAAAGAAAATAGCGGCCAGTGCGCGCTCGTTGTCTTCATGCTGTGGGTCGCGTGTGTCACGCATGTTCGCGACGAATTGCTCGACCTCTTTCCAGCTATCACCCCAGAACCGCCCGCGTATTTCAGCGATATGATTCAGGCCGGCCATGCGCGCGCCGGTGCTCAGCGGAACCGTTGCGGAAACAGCTTCGATAGCCATGCAGCCCCCTTGGAAGAAACAGGCTTTGCCTGAGTTTGTGAGCGCACCGGATGCCAGCGCTGACCGTTCTCGCCGACAATCCAGCCGTGGCCGTAATGCATAGACGGGTTTTGTTTAACAAGTAATGACGCAAATGAAGGTGCGTTTTTCATCATCACCTCACATCAGGCCAAAAGACGCGCCGAGGCCGCTAACGGTATCGACGACACTGGACATTGCCGGGTTAGCCTGGAGGCGCGCTTGTAGTGCCAGAGCTGTCAACGAAAGCATGCGTATACCAGAATTCACACTCTCGACCATACTGTGCTTCCTCGCCGGGGTAAGACGTTCAGAGGAAACAGCACCGCCAGCCAGATCGCCGAGCTCAGTCATAGCGCGCATGACATAGGTTTGTAATTTCTCCTTTGCCAATTCGTTGACTGGTACACAGGGTAAGCAGTGAAGCATCGCCAGAAAGCCGTCAACGAGCGCAGAGTCTTCAGTAAGATCGGTAAGTAGCCAAATTTCCGGCGGTGTGAGGTGGTGAGGCTGCTCCGGGTTGAGCTTGTTTCGTAAAGTTTGAACATTCATACCCGCGCGCTCGGCCAGCTTCGCCATATTATGACGCTGCGCGAAAGCCCGGCACGCTTCGTCATAATGGGGATGTTTGGAAACCTGAAAATCAAACATGTCGCATCCTTAAAATTCACTTAAAGTGAATTAAGCGCCAATGACGAGTTGAAAACGGGAATGGCCCAACGCTTTACGCATTTGTTCTTCTTTCCAGCGCGCGTAATAAATCCGGATAGGGCCACCTGCTTTTTTGCAGCCTTTACGGATCACGCGTTGCTCGATTGGCACGCGAGGATTGTCGCCAGTTGTCCAACGATATGCGGTACGCTCAGAGACACCCTCTAACTCTGCAAACTGCCGCAGGCTGACAATAGGTGCGGGGATATTGATGATTGCGATTTCAGAAGCCATATAGCATGATCCCTAAATTGATAGTTTCTTGACAGTGTGCGCATAGTTTTTGCCGACGTTTGCCACTCACTGCCACCGTTCATAGCGATACTAATATTAATTTTGGTATCAAGCAACATGGGAATTCCAATTTTAATGATTGAGACTAATTTTAATAACGAGGCGTTACTAAATAGAATTTGCGAGGTCTACGGATTTACTCAAAAAATTCAACTCGCGAATCACTTCAAGATTGCCGCCAGCTCCTTACAGAATCGCTATACACGAGGCAACATGTCGTATGATTTTGCGGTGCTTTGTGCCCTTGAAACCGGCGTTAGCCTTAAATGGCTAATGACTGGTGAGGGAGATAAAAACCTATCAAATGATGAGCCACAGCACTCCGTAGAGCTTCCTCTGTTCGAATTGAGTGAAGGTGAGACAACCAATATTGGTAGCCTTTCGTTAGACCAGAAGCTTTTTACTAAGCCACTAAAAAAAGGGATTTCGGTCAAAAGCGATAACCGCACATACGTAATTGAGAAAGAGTCCTCTTTATCTGATGGCCTTTGGTTAGTTGATATAGAAGGTGCAGCCAGCCTACGTGAACTAACCGTTCTTCCCGGTAAAAAATTACATGTAGCCGGTGGAAAAGTGCCGTTTGAATGCGGGATTGATGAAATAAAAACGATTGGTCGTGTTGTGGGTGTTTACAGCGAGGTTAATTAATGACTGTCCGTAAAAATCCTGCTGGCGGCTGGATTTGCGAGCTTTATCCGAACGGGGCAAAAGGCAAACGCATCAGAAAGAAATTCGCCACCAAAGGCGAGGCGCTGGCGTTCGAACAGTACACAGTTCAAAACCCGTGGCAGGAAGAAAAGGAAGACAGACGGACTTTAAAAGACCTAATCGACTCATGGTATAGCGCTCACGGTATTACCCTTAAAGACGGTCTCAAACGCCAGTTAGCGATGCATCATGCTTTTGAGTGTATGGGCGAACCGCTTGCACGCGATTTCGATGCGCAGATGTTTTCCCGCTACCGTGAAAAGAGGCTAAAGGGTGAATATGCCCGTTCAAACAGGGTTAAAGAAGTATCGCCCCGCACGCTTAATCTTGAGTTAGCCTACTTTCGCGCGGTATTCAATGAGCTAAACCGCCTCGGTGAATGGAAAGGCGAAAACCCGCTAAAAAATATGCGCCCTTTCCGCACAGAAGAAATGGAAATGGCTTGGCTAACTCACGATCAGATTTCGTTACTTCTCGGAGAGTGCAAACGTCACGACCACCCTGATTTAGAAACCGTGGTAAAAATCTGTCTCGCCACTGGCGCACGGTGGTCAGAGGCCGAAAGCCTGAGAAAAAGCCAACTCACTGAATACAAAGTCACATACACCAACACTAAAGGCAGAAAAAACCGCACCGTTCCAATCAGCAAAGAGCTCTACGAGTCCCTGCCTGATGATAAAAAAAGTCGGTTGTTCAGTGATTGTTATGGCGCGTTCCGGTCTGCACTCGAAAGAACAGGAATCGAATTACCTGCTGGACAACTTACCCACGTTTTACGCCACACCTTCGCCAGCCACTTTATGATGAATGGTGGTAATATTCTGGTCTTGCAGCGTGTGCTCGGCCATACCGATATCAAAATGACAATGCGCTATGCTCACTTTGCACCAGATCACTTAGAAGATGCTGTAAAACTTAACCCACTGTATTTCACTGCCAAGAAAGAAGGTCAACAAAATGGCATTAGTAAGATCTGAACATGAGTTAGAACTGGCTAAAGATCTTTTAGATGATATCGAGCTATCCAGACTGAACGCAGAACCGCTATTTCTTAAAGCTGCAAGGTTGGCTCGCTTATGCGGAACTGAAGAATTCAAAAAGTGGATTGGCTTCGAATTAAGAGGTTATGTATCAGGCGATGAAACCTCAATAAAGTACATGACTAAAACTAACCGATGGACCAATCGCGAAGAAAATAAAGGATATTGGGTACCAATATCACAAATTGAGGCAGTCATAAATTCACAAAAATTGAAGTTAAATACTTTAAGCACCCCTAACATTAGCGGGGTTTCAGCAGCAGTAATAATCATGAAGAAACACCACGATATGGTGAATGCTGTTTCCAACTCTATATCAACTTATACAGGAATTAAAAGTCGGGCGTTAGGCATACTACATGATTTTGTTTCATCCATTTATTATGAAAAAGAGCTCGATCATTTAGCTGAATCAATTTTTGAAAAGTATAAAAATGAAATTGATACATTAATATCTGACTTATGTGAAGATGTGCTTCAACAAATACCATCTGTTGTAAATCGGTTAGCTGAGGGAGATGAAGAGTCCGTTAGCCAGGCTCTCACTACCGTAAGACGCATAATTGATAGCTTCGCTGACACAATTTTTCCTCCATCAGAAGGGACTTACGAAATAGGCGGCGAAGCCCTATCCCTCGGCCCAGCCCGCCACCTCAATCGTCTGAATGTTTTTGTACATCAGCGAATTGAAAGCAAAGGAAGAAAAGATAAGATTCGGCAAAACCTTAAAAATCTATATGCACGAGTATCAACTGGTGTGCATGCTGACGTTTCAGTTGAAGAAGCACAATCCCTTTTCCTCAATTGCTATCTTATACTCGGTGAGATCTTGCACATTGCAACACTAAACAAGATCGAAAAGCATGATTAGCATTGGCGATAAAATGGCGATGGAAAAAGCGAATAATGGATAATTATTGGCAAACAGTGGCAACCTAAGTCAATGATAAGTAATGCAAACTATTGATTTTCGGTTGTTACTGTAAGAACTCATAATCGCTTGGTCGTTGGTTCAAACCCAACAGGGGCCACCAAATAAAACAAGGGGTTACGATAAAAACGTAGCCCCTTAATTTTTCCCAGGATACTCATAGGATACTCATAGGATACTCAAGAAAAGTAGCGCAAAGTATCTTTGAAAAAAACTAAGCAAATTTTTTGCCCAGCAATGTTTACCGCGTGCGCGGAGATAACCAAAGTGACGGTGAGCAATAAAAACAATGAGATGGTGAACTAGCTCGTAGGTAGAGCGGATCTCCTAAATTTTTAGGAGAATGATTCACGAACGTGAGCGGTGATTGACCTGCTCCCCGTTGATTAATACACCGCGATGTTAGTAATGTCTTCATAAGCCACATGAGGACATCCCCATGAAGAAGCGTTTTTCCGACGAACAGATCATCAGTATCCTCCGCGAGGCTGAAGCCGGGGTTTCTGCCCGTGAGCTCTGCCGTAAGCACGCCATTTCCGACGCCACCTTTTACACTTGGCGCAAGAAGTATGGCGGTATGGAGGTGCCCGAGGTTAAGCGCCTGAAGTCGCTTGAGGAAGAGAACGCCAGACTCAAGAAGCTGCTTGCCGAAGCCATGCTTGTTGTGGTCAACTAAAACTGGCCACCGCGTTAGAGTTTTTCCAGTATCGGTTTTCTGATTCGTTTGGTGGTAACCCACCATTATATTCGTGCGGTCTTAGTGCGCTGTAATATCCAACGATATAGTCCGTTATTGCGTGAGCTGCATCGCTGAAGCTTACATAGCCCGTCGCTGGCACCCATTCGTTCTTCAGACTCCTGAAGAAGCGCTCCATTGGGCTGTTATCCCAGCAGTTTCCACGCCGACTCATACTCTGCCTGATCCGGTATCGCCACAGTAACTGCCGGAACTGCCTGCTCGTATAATGACTGCCTTGATCGCTGTGGAACATCACCCCGACGGGCTTACCACGGGTTTCCCATGCCATTTCCAGTGCTTTCATGGTAAGCCTGCTGTCCGGCGAGAACGACATGGCCCAGCCCACTGGTTTTCTTGCGAACAGGTCGAGAACAACGGCGAGGTACGCCCAGCGCTTACCCGTCCAGATATAGGTCACATCACCGCACCACACCTGATTTGGTTCCGTTACGGCGAACTGTCGCTCAAGATGATTCGGGATAGCAACGTGCTCATGACCGCCACGCTTATACCGGTGAGTCGGCTGCTGGCAACTGACCAGCCCCAGCTCTTTCATGAGTCTGCCAGCAAGCCAGCGCCCCATCTGGTAGCCTCTCTGGGTTGCCATTGTGGCGATGCTTCTTGCTCCGGCAGAGCCGTGGCTGATGCCATGCAGTTCAAGTACCTGGCTGCGTAATACAGCCCGTCTGCCGTCTGGCTTTTCAGGACGGTTTTTCCAGTATTTGTAGCTGCTGCGATGGACCCCGAACACATGGCAGAGAGTGGCCACAGGATAACGCGCCCTGAGTTTCCCGATTATCGAGAACTGTTCAGGGTGTCTGACATCAAGAGCGCGGTAGCCTTTTTTAATATTTCATTTTCCATTTCAATACGTTGTAGCTTTTTCCTGAGCTCACGGATTTCAATTTGTTCCGGGGTAATGGGGGAGGCTTTTGGTGTTTTTCCCTGCCGCTCATCACGTAATTGTTTCACCCATCGCGTCATTGTGGAAAGGCCGACATCCATAGCGCTGGCTGCATCTGCCACGGTGTAATTCTGGTCAACGACCAGTTGAGCGGATTCGCGTTTAAACTCTGCGCTGAAATTTCTTTTTTTCATTATGGCACCTGTGTTGTTCTGAGGTGAGCATATCACCTCTGTTCAGGTGGCCAAATTCAGTAAACCACTTCAGTTGAGGATGCTAAACGAGACCGGGAGAAGCTCGCAGACCCCTTGGTTATACGTGACGTACTGCTGGAATTAGGTACACAACAAGACCTCAGACACCACTCATTAGACGATATCCTCAATGATGAGACACTCCTGACGGAGCCATCTAACAATGCTTCTGAAAATAACGAGGCCTATGAAGCCGATGATGTACGCAGTATTATCGGCTTTTCCATGCTCTTACAGCATGTTTTACGCCTTTTTCTGTTACATCAGCAACGCGATGATATCAGCAAAATCCTAGACAAAGAGCTGTTACAGATCTTCCAGACTCATTGGCTGGCGGGGCTAGCCCAGTGTGAGAAATCAGAACAAGCCAATCAGATACGTCGCTTTATCGAATTGTTGTGGCGTTGCCGCTATCTATTTGACAAACACATCATCAAATGGATTAGCGATGATGCTAATGAAGAAAGTCATGGTATTCGTCGCCTCCGAGTGAATGAAAATCGGAACGGTTACCAAAGCCTTATTCGCGCTAGCCGTGATGCCGATAGCGGGTTTGCTATGTTACAAAGCATGCTCTATCACTCACAGCAATTGACCACCCATTACTGGCTAACTCCCCTGCTTAGTTACCTACTAAACCATGGCGGTGAAAGTGCCCACCGATACCTGCAATATCTGGACAATCACTTGCTTTGCAGTGGCAGTGAACAGCCACTGATCGAACGAACCCGTGCGTTTGTGTTAAATCCATGGTGCGATAGCTATCCGATCCGCGATATGCAGGCAGTGCTGAGAGCTGATGAGGGAACCGGATTTTCTCACTACTGGTTTTACAAGCTGGAATATATTCTTTGGGAGCATTACCGCTTTCAAAAAGGGAATGCCTGGCAGGCATTCCGAATGACGGCCAGGAATTCAGTGGAGCATGTTTCCCCACAGCAGCCTGAGCATTTTGATTCCAACCGAGTGAGCTCTGAAATACTGGACTGTTTTGGTAATTTAGGGCTAGTTTCACGCAGTATCAACTCAGAGTACGGCAACAAACCCTATGTTGAAAAACGGGCTCGTTTCATTGAGCGTAACCAGAGCAGGGTGGACTCACTCAAGTTGGCACTGATTTATGAAAATGAGCAGTGGAATGACGTGCTAGCATTGGCTCATCAGCAACAAATGCTTGAGGAATATAACGCATATTTTTCTGAGGTGGAGCTCGGGAAATAGCCTTCAGTAGAAATCCTGGACTGACCCCACCTCAGTAGACATTTCCTGTCCTCACGACGAAGCCTGTTCGAAAGCCTCCGGACTGACGCCGCCCAGGTGACTATGGCGCCGGGCCCGGTTGTAGAAGACTTCAATGTAATCGAAGATATCGGCCCGGGCCAGATCCCGGTTTTTATATATGCGTTTCCTGATACGTCCTTTTTTCAGTGAGCTGAAGAACGACTCCGCCACCGCATTATCCCAGCAGTTGCCACGCCGACTCATGCTCGGGGCCAGGTTGTTGGCCCGACAGAAGCGTTGCCAGTCGTCGCTGCCGTACTGACTGCCCTGGTCCGAATGCACGATAACCTCGCCGTCCGGTTTTCGTCGCCACACGGCCATCATGAGCGCATCCAGCGCCAGTTCGCGTGAAAGAGTGGGTTTCATTGACCAGCCCACCACATTCCGGGCGAAGAGATCGATGACGACTGCCAGATACAGCCAGCCCTGCCAAGTACGGATGTAGGTGATATCGGTCACCCAGACCTGATTGGGCTTTACCACGGTAAATTCACGCTGCATGCGATTAGGGGCAACAACAGAAGGCCTGCCAGCTATCCGGCGTGGTGCTTTATAACCACGCACCGCTTTGATCCGGTTCAGTTGCATAATGCGACCTACACGATTTTTACCACAGGTTTCACCGATTTCGCTCAGATCACCATGAACCCGACGATAGCTATACACGCCACCACTCAGTGCATATGAGTCTCGGATGAGCGTCAGCAGGCGTTGATTGTATTTATCACTTGCAGATACCGGATTATGCAGCCACGCATAGAATCCGGCCCTGGCGACATTCAGGACCCGACACATTGTCATGACACCCCATACAGCACGGTGTTCATTGATAAAGCGGTACTTCAGTCGGGCTCCCTTGCAAAGTACCGAGCGGCCTTTTTTAGAATATCCCGTTCTTCTTCAGTACGTTTCAGCTGCGCCCTGAGCTTCAGGATCTCACTTTTGGCTTCCAGCAAATCCCTGGCATGTTGTTCACTGTTATCGGGTTTGATGGCCCGCAGCTACTTGTAAAGACTGTGCGCAGAAACGCCCAGACGATCGGAAACTTCGGCAACGGAATAACCGCGTTCCGTGATTTGACGGACGGCTTCTTCTTTAAATTCCGGTGTAAATCGTGGTGTGCCCATACGCTCCTCCTATGCTCAAACTATAGGGCAGGATCGTCTATCGGAGCGGGGTCAGTCCAGTCGGACAAGTACGTTCACATAAATGGGTTTAACTATCTCTAATACCAGCCTAACTGCGCACAATGTAATCTCAACTTGCAAAATGCTATGCAAACTCAAAGATAATGGTATGCTTCTAACCAATATTGACATTCGCAACAAGAGGCACAGCCATGATCCGCTGCCACCTCGCCCGAATGATGGGTGAACACAAGCTGCGTATTGCCGACGTTGCCAGAGAGACGGGACTCAGTCGTGCTACGGTAACGTTGCTCTATAAAGAGACTGCTCAAAAAGTGGATTTGGACACGATAGAAAAAATCTGTCTGTTATTTGGCTGTGGCATTGGCGATCTGCTGGAGCTTAAGGCTCACGGAATTAAAGCCGAAGGAGAGGAATTAAGGGATGCAGATCACTGAGTACCACGCAAAATACTACGCCCATGAGCTCACGTGCCTTCACGCGGCAGACAGTGTGGATCGGCTCTCACAGTCCCTGTTCGATGCAACGGTAGATTTGAATCCTCATCAGATTGAAGCTGCACTTTTTGCGTTGCGAAACCCCTTGCAGCAAGGTGTATTACTGGCGGATGAGGTCGGTCTTGGCAAAACCATTGAAGCCGCTCTCGTCCTCTGTCAGCACTGGGCGGAACGCCGACGTCGTTTGGTGATCGTTTGCCCGGCCGCATTACGCAAACAGTGGGCGCAGGAGCTGGCTGAAAAATTTGCACTACCCAGTAGTGTGCTGGACACAGCTGCGATCAAGTCAAGCGGGGTATCGCCAAGAACTTATCTTGCAAATACTGCAGGCAAAAAGGTAATGATTATGTCTTACCATTTTGCAGCCAAATTAGCCGACGACTTAGTGACTGTGCCTTGGGATCTCGTCGTTATTGACGAAGCCCATAAGCTAAGAAACGCCCATCGAGCAAGTAATCGCATAGGGCAAGCGCTTAAGTTGGCATTTAATGGTCGACGCAAAGTGCTTTTAACTGCGACGCCTCTGCAAAATTCCTTGATGGAATTGTATGGCCTTTCAACGCTACTCGACGAACATTTGTTTGGCGATGAAAAGACATTTCGGAAACAGTTTATTCATGGTGAAAGCGCCACAGATGAACTGAAGCAGCGATTGGCGGGTTTTGCCAAGCGCACTTTACGTAGCCAAGTACTCGAGTACGTGCGCTACACCAAACGCCAAGCCGTCACTCAGCCATTTAAACCCACAGATGCGGAACAAGACCTTTATGAGCGCATCTCTGTCTTTTTGCAGCGCGAAATATCCTTTGCATTACCTAAGCGCCAGAGACACCTAACTGGCTTGATATTGCGAAAGCTCCTGGCATCAAGCCCGTATGCCATCACCGGAACTTTGCAAACCATACTCGAGCGGTTGCAGAAAAAATTGATGGGTGACGATCAGTCAGATGAAGACCTGGCGACTCAGTTGATCGAGCAAGATGATTTAGAAGATGACTATTTGGATGATGCTGATTTTTCCGATGCTGAAACGGACGAATCGCTAGCAGAAACGATGGGAGAACCTTCAGGTTCGCCCGATGCAACCATAGAACTACAGGCTGAAATAGCAGAAATCGAGTCATTCATTCAGCAAGCTCAATCTTTAACGACTGATACCAAAGCGGAAGCGCTGCTCACTGCGCTAGATTTAGGCTTTGCCAAAATGGCAGAACACAATGGCCCGAGAAAAGCCATCATATTTACTGAATCCAAGCGCACTCAGCAGTTTTTAGCCGATTATCTCGCCAGTCATGGTTATCAAAATAAAATCGTCACCTTCAGCGGTACAAATACTGGCCCAGAAACCAATCAAATTTACCAACGCTGGTTACAACAATATCAGGGTAGTGACCGGATTACGGGCTCCGCACAAGTTGATAAACGCACAGCGCTTATTGACGAATTTCGCGAACACGCAGAAATCATGATAGCAACCGAAGCGGCTGCTGAAGGTGTTAACCTGCAATTTTGTGCATTGCTGATCAACTACGACTTACCCTGGAACCCTCAGCGCGTCGAACAACGTATTGGTCGCTGCCATCGCTATGGGCAAAAGCATGATGTCGTTGTCATTAACTTCTTAAATACTCGCAACCAGGCCGATCAACGGGTGCTTGAACTGCTCACTGAAAAATTTCAGTTATTTTCTGGTGTTTTTGGTGCATCAGATGAAGTGTTAGGGCGAATCGAATCCGGTATTGATTTTGAAAAGCGTATCGCCCGCATTTACGATACCTGCCGTAAACCACAAGACATTGAGTTGGCGTTTGAAGAACTTCAAAAAGAGCTAGAAGCAGATATTAACGACAAGCTCAAGCAAACCCAAAGCCAGCTTATTGAGCACTTTGATGAGGACGTTCACGACAAACTTAAAATTCAGTTGGATGCTACCCAGGCGCGTCTCGACAAAGTTAGCCGTTGGTTTTGGGGCGTCACCCGTTTTGCACTTAGTGATAAAGAAGGCGATAAAGAAATTGCCAATAAATTGGGAGCGAAAGCTCAGTTTGATGAACACAATTACAGTTTTGCACTAATACAGTCGCCCATTGCCAATGCACCTGCCGGCCGCTATCAACTGGTGCGAGCGCAGCAAAACCAGCAGCGGCAACAAGATTTTATGGCGCACGCTTACCGCCTGAACCACCCGTTGGGTGAATGGTCGCTCGATACCGCCAAAGCCAGCGCCACTCCAGTGGCTGAGTTGGTATTTGACTATGCAGGCCATGAAACCAAATTGAGTTTAATCGCCGATCTAGTTGGAAAATCCGGCTGGCTACGTCTCGACAAACTCACGGTGAGTGCTTTGGACACGGTAGAAAGCTTGTTGTTTTCAGCAATCACCGATGATGGCAAATCGCTGGATCAAGAAGCCTGTGAGAAACTATTTTCTGTTCAAGCCAAAAAAACACAATGCACTGCGAATGCAGAGTCACCCGTGCTATTAGCCAACAATCAACAGCGGCGAATTGAAGCCAGTCTCGCGCAATTTATAGAGGAAAACCAGCGCCTGTTTAATGCTGAACGGGAAAAGCTAGAACGCTGGGCCGATGACAAACTGCTGGCCAGTGAAGGAGCATTAAAAGACACCAAAGCTAAAATTGCCCAAGTAAAACGTGATGCCCGCAAGGCGCCAACACTAGAAGAGCAATCAGAGCTACAAAATCAGTTGCGCGATCTAGAACGCCAACAACGGCGCCAACGGCAGCAAATTTTTGATGTGGAAGACGAGATTATGGCCAAGCGCGATGAACTGATTGAAGCACTGCAAGAGCGGCTCACGCAAACCACAGCAACAGAACATTTATTTACCATTCGTTGGCAAGTGGCTTAATACCAAGCTGGCAAATGAAAAATTGTGAAGTTACGAACACAGGAATATATATGAGCAAGTTTAACGAGCTAGTCACTAAACTAAGAGAAGTATTCCAGATTGATCGCCCCGAACTGGATTTTGGTGTTTATCGCATCCTCAATGCGCGTGCCGATGAGATCAATGAATATCTGGAAAAACGCCTTAAAGAAAAAGTAGAACAGGCGTTAGCTAGTGGCAGTGCAGCCAATATCGGTCAGCTCAAAGACGATTTGAAAAAGGCCGAACAGGCTGCAACTGATGCAGGCTTTGACCCAGCTGAGTCTCCAAAAGTTAAAGAACTGAAAGCCAAAATAACCCAGGCCAGTAGCGGCAACGCCGAACATGAAAACGCCGTATTCAGCCACCTGCTGACCTTCTTCTCCCGTTATTACGACAACGGCGATTTTATCAGCCAGCGTCGTTATAAAGGTGACACCTACGCCATTCCCTATGCCGGCGAGGAAGTCATGCTGCATTGGGCCAATAAAGACCAGTACTACATCAAAAGCGGCGAAAATTTCTCCAATTACTCGTTTAAATTAGATGATGGCCGTGTGGTGCACTTCCGCTTGGTTGCCGCCGACACAGCCAAAGACAACCGCAAAGACAACGACAAAGAGCGCCGCTTTGTATTAGCTGAGCAGAAGATCATTACGCGCATCGACGACGAAGGCGAAGGGTATGAAGAAGAAATTCTTCCAGTACAGGAAGTCATCAAAAAAGACATCGATGGCAACGAAACGAAAGAGCTCATTATCCGTTTTGAATATAAAGCCATGCCGAAAGGCAGCAAGCAGGATAAGTTGGTGGAAGCGGCAGTGAGTGCTGTGCTAGCCGAAGGAGCTACAGCCAGCCGTTGGCTGGATTTAAGCAAGCGAGAACCGACAGAAAAGAACCCGAAGCGCACACTGCTTGAAAAGCACCTAACCAACTACACCACTAAAAATACCGCCGACTATTTTATCCATAAAAACCTCGGTAAGTTTCTACGTGGTGAGCTGGATTTTTATATTAAAAACGAAGTGATACACTTGGATGACGTGCAGAACGCAGAAATCTTTAGTGATATAGAAAATAATCTGCGTATGATTCAGTGCTTGCGCAGTATTGCGTTGGATTTGATTAAATTCTTGGCGCAATTGGAGGATTTTCAGAAGAAGTTGTGGACAAAGAAAAAATTTATTACGAACACCAACTACTTGATATCGCTAGATCTAGTTCCAAAAATTGTATGGCCTGAAGTTTGCTCAAATAAAGCGCAAATCCAAGATTGGATTATTAATTTTTCAATAGATAAAATTAATGGATTTTCATTACCTATCACAGAGAAGTTTTTGGGTGAGAACCAAGAGCTAATCTTAGATACAAAATTTTTCTCACCGCACTTCAAAAATAGATTAATTTCAAATTTTGAAGGCCTAGATGAATGCTTGGCAGCTGAATTGTACTCTGGCGACAATTTACATGCACTTTCAATCATTCAAGAAAAATACAGAGATAAAATCAAATTCGCATACATCGACCCACCATACAACACCGGGGGTGATGGTTTTTTCTATAGAGATACATATAAACATTCTTCATGGTTATCCATGATTCATCCAAAGTTGCAACTAACTAATTCATTGCTTAAAGAAAATGGGGTTATCTATTGCAGCATTGATGCAGTTGAAAGGGCTGGCTTGCAAACGGCGCTAGACAATACATTTGGTAATGAAAATAAAGTGGAAGAAGTTATATGGGCACAAAATACTACTAAAAACCAATCACCTACTTTTTCTACAAACCATGAATACGTTCAAGTTTATGCAAAGAATATAGAGTCGGTTAAAAAAGAGTACTTCATGTTCCGTGAAGTTAAGCCGGGCTACAAGGAAGTCAAAGAATTGATTAGTGAACTTTTACCTGATTATCCCACTATTGCCGTTGTGGAAAAGGCACTATCAAAGCTTTACAAAGATCACAAAGCAGAACTTAAGAGTCAAGGCGTAGACCCCAAGGATGACCCCTGGAAAAGCCTAACAAACTACAATCGGGCAGAATATAGAGATTCGAAAGGAAATCTAGTTTGCGAGACAGAGGCTAAAGAGAAAAAAGCTGACATTTTTGTATGGAGAGAAGTTGATACCTCACTCCCGCAGGTTAAAGAGGACTCTCAAAAAGACGAATTTCGTGACGAAAACCATCCGGATTTCCGTTTTTACAGGCCACTTCATCCCACCACTCAAAGACCTTGCACGCCCCCAAAAACCGGATGGAGATGGTCATTTGAGAGATATGGGAGACAAAATACTTCTTTTTCTGAGTTAGTAGAAAAAGATCGTATTGTTTGGGGTGAAAATGAAAGCAAAGTGCCTCAACAAAAAAGCTTTTTGGATGAAGTTTCTACAAATGTTGCAAAGTCCGTTGTGAATGATTACGCAGATGGAGAAAAGGAACTCAGAAATCTTTTTGGGAAAAGCAGAGCATTTTCTAATCCTAAACCTACTTCGTTAATAGAAAGGTTCGCGACACAGGCGGACCTTAGTGATAGTGATATAGCAATTGACTATTTTGCAGGTTCGGGAACTACAGGCAATGCAATAATCTCACTAAACAAGAAGAAAGCCAAAAAGACCAAGTTTTTATTGGTGGAAATGGGGGAATACTTTTCAAGCATTCTATTGCCGCGTATTAAAAAATCAGCTTACTCCCTACTTTGGGATGATGGACTACCAGTAAGGCTGTCATCTGCTTTAGATATTTCTCGATTAGAAAAGCAGTTGCATACAGAGCGCGATGTTGTCCAGCAAAGGAAAATTGCACAAAAAATTGAGGCTGCAAAGGGTAAGTGTGATGACGATATCGCATCAAGAAATTTTATCACAAAATATATATCTCTTGAATCTTATGAAGACACGCTTAATAACTTAGAATTGAAAAAGCCTAAAGTCGATCTTTTCGACAATAATCCTGAACTCAAAGATGACTACCTGCTTAACTATATGTTCGATGTCGAGAGTCGTGGTTCTCTGTTATCTACCGATAACTTTAAAAAGCCATTCGATTACACTATGAAGATCGCCGTAGATTCTGCCGGTGCCTTTGAAGAGCAAAAAATCGATTTAGTGGAAACCTTTAACTACTTAATTGGCTTAACCATAAAGCATATTGATGCGCAGCCTGAGCGTGGTTTTGTGACGGTAACTGGCACCCTGCCCAGTGGTGAAACCTGTTTGGTCTTATGGCGCGACTGCGAGAAGATCGATTACGAAGGCCTCAACAAACTATGCGATAAGCTGGCGCTAAACCCGGCAGACAATGAATTTGATGTCGTCTACATCAATGGCGATCATAATATTCCCACGGTACTGTCTCAAACAGCCGACGAAGGTGGCGAGACGCGCGTATTAAAACTGCGCCAGATTGAACCGGAGTTTTTGGAACGTATGTTTGCCGAGGAGGAAATTTAATGGCCTTCCCAAAAACAGCAGCAAAGACAAAGCTAAAGAAACGGAGCTTTCATCAAGAGTTAGTGCTCAACCGTTGGATGATGCGATTTTTTAAAGGCAATGAACTTGCTGCGCTAAAACTTCGTTTGGGTGATGACCTGCACGAAGGCATTGATGAAGACGGGCAAACCCTGTTCTTTCATGAACTGACGCGCAACCTGTTTGAAGTGGACTGGATTTCCGAGGCCGATTTACGCCGCTACGATTTACATATTGTTGAGCACTGGCAGGCTATTACCAAACACCGTAATCAACTGGAAGGCCATGTGCTGAACATGAAGTACTTTCAGTATTTATCGTTGTTGTTCACTGAAATATATCTGGACTGGTACTTTTCCAAGCCACAAGCATTGCTTGATGGCCTGAACGAAGAGCTGGCAACGTATAGTAAAGAGCAAGGCGCAGAAACCTTTCAGACCTATATCGCCAGCGACTTGAATAAGATCGCGTTCTGGAATGCCACGGGCAGCGGTAAAACCCTGCTACTACATGTAAATATCAAACAGTATTTACATTATTTTCAAGCTGGCAATAGCAGTCTGTACCCGGACAAAATCATTCTGCTAACACCGAACGAAGGCTTATCTAAGCAGCATCTGGAGGAATTAGAGTTTTCAGGTTTCAGTTTCAGTCGTTTCTTCGATAAGAACCGAACCAACACCTTTAAAGGCACCATCGAGATTATCGACATCAACAAGCTCGGTGACAGTATGGGCGATAAAACGGTTGCCGTTGAAGCCTTTGAAGGCAATAACCTAGTACTGATCGACGAAGGCCACCGTGGCACCGGTACAGCCGCAGGTCCCTGGATGCAACGCCGTGATGCATTGGTACGAGGTGGTTTTGCCTTTGAATACTCGGCGACTTTTGGTCAGGCTGTGGCGAAGGGTAATACTGTCGTCAAAGCCGAAGAAGAGCTCTTGAAAAAGAAAGCCAAAACGCTGTTTGAGACAACGGCATTAAAGAAGCTGGATGACGCACAACTCGCACAGCTAGTCTTAACACAAGCGGAGCAACGCCAGGCACGCGTGACAGCTACCCGAGAGATCTATGCGAAGTGCATTCTGTTTGACTATTCCTACAAATATTTCTACGACGATGGCTATGGCAAAGAATCGCTCATTTTAAATATGAATGGTGAGGCCTACGAGCAAGCCGATAATGCACAAAAGTATTTTACTGCTTGTTTATTAAGTTTTTATCAGCAAACCTGGCTTTGGCAAACCCATCAAGGCAAGTTGAATGACTTTAATATTGCAAAACCTCTATGGGTTTTTGTGGGTAATACGGTGTCCGGAGAGGATTCCGACATTCTCGAAGTCGTGCAGTTTTTAAGTTTCTTCCTGAATGATGAGCAAACTATAAAAACTTGGCTTAAAGAGTTGGTCGATGACAAGGCGCAACTGCTCGATGCCAAACGCAACAATATTTTCCAGGGGCGGTTTAACTCTTTAATGGGGTTCAGCAACAATATCGATGGTCTGTACGCCGACATTTTGCACAAGCTGTTCAATGCCAACACCCGCCAGCGTTTAAAGCTGGTGAACATCAAGAACAGTAAAGGCGAGCTGGCACTGCGTGTGGGCGATGCCGAACCGTTTGGCCTGATCTCGATTGGTGATGACAGTGGCTTTTATAAAACCGCAGAGGAACTGGATAGCTTCGACAGTGCAGCCGACGATTTTGGCGGGGCCCTGTTCGGTACACTGAACAACAAAGACAGCAAATTGAATGTGCTGATTGGCTCTCGCAAATTTACTGAAGGCTGGAGCAGCTGGCGTGTATCCACCATGGGATTGCTGAATATGGGCCAAGGAGAAGGTTCACAAATTATTCAGTTGTTTGGTCGTGGCGTGCGCCTTAAGGGCAAAGACTTCTCGCTGAAGCGTACAGCGCCAAATCAGCGCCCGAAAGGTCTGTACTTGGATAAGCTGGAAACCCTGAACATATTTGGCGTGCGCGCCAGCTATATGGCCGCCTTTAAGGATTATCTGAAGGAGGAAGGTATTACCCCAAGCGATGAAATCATCGAACTGGACTTCCCGACTCAACCAAACTTGCCGACCAAAAAGTTAAAGACTCTGGCGCTAAAGGATGGTTATAAAGACAACCAAAAGTTGGGCTTTAAACGGACCCACTATCCTTGGTTGTATGTAATCCCGGCAGAGTTTGACGGCAAGATCAAAACCCCGCATATCGCTTTGGATTTGTACCCTAGACTAGAGGCGATTAGTACAACAGAAGGCAGCGCTGTACTGCAATTGAATGTGCGCCATGAAGGAAAACTCAACCAGGCACATTTTGCATTATTTGATTTTGACCGAATTTACCTAGCGCTGCAGGCATTCAAGCAACAGCGTAACTGGAGCAACTTGCGTTTAGACAAGCAACGGTTGATCGATTTCTGTCTGGGGGAACGTAGCTGGTATACGCTGTATATGCCCAAACCAGAATTTGAGGCGAAAAGCTTTGCTGACATTAAACGGTTAGAAGATATTCTGATCCGTTTATTGTGTGACTATACGGAACGGTTCTACAAAGCACTGAAAACCGGTTATGAAGGCCAGTTTTATGAAGTGATCTCCATGCATGATGAGCACGGATCCATGCTCAAACTCTACCACTTCGAAATTGATGACAGCGATGATGGTCATGAATATTTAAAGAAACTGGAAGTGCTTAAGGCTCTGGTTGCCAAGGGTGACTTGGGGGAGGCCAGCAAGTGGAATGCACCGCACATGGTCGCAATAAGCTTTGATCGGCATTTGTTCTACCCCCTGTTGTCTTTGGAAGATAAAGACGCGGTGCCATTAAAAATGCGCCCACTGGCGTTTGATGCGCCAAGCGAAATTCAATTTATTGAAGATTTGCAGGCATTTTATGGCTCGTCAGTAGGACGCGAGGCGATTGGTACGCGAAGCCTGTATTTACTGCGTAATGCGGATTCAAAGAACAAGGGAATTGGGTTTGCAACGGCAGGTAACTTTTACCCGGACTTCTTGCTTTGGCTGGTTGATGATGCAAGCGGTGAGCAGTGGCTTTCGTTTGTTGATCCAAAAGGTTTAAAGCACATGGATCTGAACCATCCGAAATTGGGGCTTTATACCGAAATCAAAAAGATTGAGGCAGACTTAACCAAGCAGGCTGCAGCTGGCGAGCCCGCACTAACGCTCAATGCTTTTGTGCTTTCACCAACAAAATATGCTGATTTATTGAACGTCGGCGATAAAGTGAAAAAGCAAGAGCTGGAAGACAAGCACATGTTGTTCATGGAAGATGGTGGGAACAGCTACCTTAAAAAAATGTTTGACCGGATTAATTAATCACAACCAGCGCTCGGGAATCTCTAGCTCAAATTGCTTCGCTGCATATTAGAGCATAGAGATTATGCTCTGGTGATTGCTTGCTAGAATAGTGGAATTCTGATAACAACGGTAAAAAATACAGCGACCAACCAGTCCTAAGCGGGCTGGTTGGTCTTTTTAATTTAAACATCAACCGAGAAATAAAGGCATTCAACTCACACGCCATTACCTCGGTTGATCTTCGCATAGTCGAACGGCGTAATTCCTCTCTCCCAATTGGCATCCAGAAAATCAGCCCACCACTGCAACATCAACTTGCGCTCATCCAGATGTTCCGCTTTATGGATATATGCCGCCCTCACCGAATTGCGTTCCATATGGCTCATCTGGCGCTCCACGGCATCCTTCGACCATAGCCCTGACTCAATTAACGAACTACAGGCCATTGTGCGGAAACCATGGCCGCAAACCTCAACTTTAGTGTCATAGCCCATCACCCGTAGCGCACTGTTCACGGTGTTTTCACTCATGGGCTTACGCGGATCGTGATCTCCAATAAAAATGAGTTCATGTTCGCCGCAGAACTGTTTTATCTGCTTCAGGATCGCCAGCGCCTGTTTTGAAAGCGGCACCAGATGAGGTGTACGCATCTTTGATCCTCGCTGAGAATGTTTCACGCCGGGAATAGGCTCTCGCTCAGGCGGGATGGTCCACATTGACGTTTCAAAATCGATCTCTGACCAGCGAGCAAAACGCAGCTCACTGGAGCGAATAAATATAAGCAGAGTGAGTTCCGTTGCCCAGCGGGTTAGCGGCCTGCCGGTATAGCCGTCTATTTTCTCGAGTAACTCAGGTATACGCTTTAATTCCAGCGCCGGGCGATGTTGTCGATTACTGGAAGCAACCGCCCCAGCCATCTCTTGTGCCGGGTTATAATCAATTAACCCACTTTGCACCGCATACCGCATGATGGCCGTAGTGCGCTGTTGAAGACGGGCAGCAACCTCAAGACGTCCAGACATCTCCACGGCTTTAATGGGTGCTAATAAATCGCGAGTTTTTAACTCAGCGATATTACGCTCACCAAGCGCTGCGAAGAGATTATCTTCCAGACTTTTTAGCACACGATGGGCGTGATCTTCAGACCACTTTTTATTGGTGCCATGCCACTCAATCGCTACCTCTTTAAAGGTTCGAGCTTTACTCTGTTCAACCTTATCATTTTTCTTTTTGTCTCCCGGATCGACGCCATTCGCTAGCAGCTTACGCGCTTCGTCACGACGTGCTCTGGCATCCGCCAGTGTGATTTCAGGGTAAACCCCAAGTGCCAGCATCTTTTGCTTGCCGTCAAAACGGTACTGCAAGCGCCAGTACTTAGAGCCATTTGGATGAACAAGCAGGTGCATACCGCTGCCATCGGTCAGCTTATATTGCTTATCCGTTGGTTTGGCTGTTCTAACCTTGATATCTGTTAACGCCATGCTTATCCCCTCCCTGTTGGTACAAGCATTATCGAACCGGAAATACCATCATCTATACCAACATGTGTTGGTAGATGTACGTTGATGTCGGTTGACCTTGAGAGAGTTAATATAGCGGGAAAGGTAGATAAATACTGGATTTTAGACATAAAAAAAGACCTCAGTTGAGGTCCATTTACATACTTTTGGTGCGAAGGCCGGACTCAAATCATTTCATATGACAATGAAAATAAAGGAATAAATAAAAACAAACTCTTGATATGCCCCCTTTTGTGCCCCCACAATTCTTTTCGCCTCAGAGGCATGTAAATGTTTGAAGTAAATTCGTGATAGTACTTTTTTGCTCAACTCGGTTAGGTTCCGTCAATCGGATCCTTACCAGAACGGGTTTAACCAGCCATTAATGATAGTGCCGCTTTGATGTAATTTTCCTCTGGTTTAAATCTCGACATATGGCGCACACAAATTACCGGGATGTTTCTGCCGTTGAGTTTGGCTATAAAAGCGAACGTGGTGTGATAGCCCTTAGGGTGAGAATATTTTAGCGTGGAAGCATCGCCAAAGTGTTCAAGTAATAAACTCGCGGCAGAAAGCGTTTGAAGACTATTGCTATACGCAACAATGATCTCGGGCTCACTCAGCGACATCGTTACTTGTTCGAAAAATGCCATTGAGCTTTTGATTATTTCTTTCACAGTCATGTTGAAATGCTGCGCTTCCTCCCGAAGCGTCGAAGCATTACGGGAACACATCATCAGCGCGTTGGTATAAATAACATCCTCCCAGCTATAACCGAGGCTACCAGGTATTTGCTGTAGCCTTTTTGCCAGGTGCGTTATCCCCCACTTTCCCTGAATACCCTGCTGAACACCAGAAATAAGAGGGTAAGCGTGATCCCGTAGAACCGACTGAGCATTAGTCATACAGGCATCTGCTGACGAGCCGTTGAAGCCCATCATGACCAGCCGTTTTCTGGAAGGTGGTGCGGTCAGAAGTTCAAAAGCACAGTCATACGGTCTGCCCGGTAAATTCGCCAGCCCCAGACGTGATAGCCCCGTTAAAATATAATCTCTTGTCTTATCCATCAAAAAATTGTCCATCAAAGCTGTTATTAAGATCATACGAGAAAAAAAGTTTTTTTCCGATTAACTGGTCACACTGTTCACCTGCGATAATTTTTCTTTATTTTCAACTACATGACTAATGAATACATGGTGAAGAGTGAACAGTGCATTGTTCACCTTTGTGTCGGTGGGAATAAAAAGACCGGCAGGAGCCGGTCTGAGTGGGTTATTTCACTGCGGGTTCGTCGCACTTCGTAGCCAAGCTGGCAGAGTCTGAATGAATTCGCTAATTAATTGAATTAAAATGTTTTTTAATGAATTCGACTTGCATTTGTATACCTAAGCGTATACCAATCGTTTCACCTAACACTCTTTTGAGCTCATTTCTTATGTGCATTTATCCAGCTCGGCAGTAAGCCTGTTTATCTCATCCCGAATGTGTTTCCGACGCTGTTTTAACAACAAGCTCGCTGGAACAACACGCTCAATAATGGTCGGCTTCCTGCTCACGTACTCCGTGACGAGCCGCTTAACATCTTCTTCTGTCCAGCCATCCATCACTGGCGTTGGATTATAAAGAAGATTACCCTGGAGGGCAGGGGCAACTTCCTCATCCAGAATCACAAAGATCGTTTCCCGGCTGAGCCCGGACTCCTTTAACATCTTTGCAATCCATCGATAGTCATAGTCCTGGAGTTCCCGACCGGTGAAAAGCTCCGATAAGGCGTGCCAGACAGTGATGCGGTTTGCTTGATCGTTATCTGTCAGTTGCATGTTAGCTCCTCCCGACGCTGAAAAATAAGAGGATAAGAATTTTCCTAGATTGTAAACGAAAGCAAAAAATGCCTGCCAAATGCCCAATCACGGTAGTTAAAATGATTATGGGATATAAGAAAAGGAAAAGGCAAATGGTTGATATTACAGCAGAGATGCTTTGGAATATTGCCAGGCATTACCGGCATATAGAAAGCCTGCTAAATTCACAGCATTACAATGTCCATGCCATAGCACCACATTTGAACCAATGGTTTACCGTTTATGGAATAAATACAGAATTAAGAGCCGCTCATTTTATAGCGCAAGCTTGTGTTGAAACTGCAAACTTTTCCAGATTAACTGAAGTTCCAAGAGATGGTGGCAGAGAATATGATGCAGGAACGCGGATAGGACGTAATTTAGGTAATACAGAAGTAGGCGATGGCCCAAAATTTATAGGTCGTGGGTTATTACATCTGACAGGTCGAGAAAATTATACGAATTTCGGAAGCCAGTTTGAGAAAGATTACGTAACCGATCCCACTATAGTTGCAAGGAACCCATATGTTGCTGTTAAGGCAGCGTGTTATTATTGGGATCTCAGGCATGTGAATGCAGCAGCAGACAGGGATGACGTAAATAAAGTTACCCTTCTCGTGAACGGTGGCTACAACGGTCTCGAAGAAAGGAAAGGGGCGTTGATAAGAGCAAAGAGAGAGCTTGGAATAATATGAAAGTATCAACTGGTATTCTAACATTATTACTGTGTGCTATAACTTTTCCGTCTTTGGCTGCTGCGAAACAGTCTGAGTTAACTTGTAAAGCTCAGGCAATAACAGAAGCAAATAAACTGCTGGCTTTTTATCGGGACAACGATGACAGAGCTGAGGTTGATAAAGACGTAACTGCATTAGCGAAGATGCAAAATCCGGAAAATAAATCGCAATATTTTGATGTATTGCAGACCTGGGGTTATATCTATAAAGGTAAGTATCGTATGAGATTCATCTTCCTTAATGACTGTACGCTCATGGGGGAAGAAATTTTAGAGTATGCTAATCCTTAGTATCACTTGGATTTTCGCATATATCTCGGGGCGGCATTTTTGCCGCTCCCCACAGTAAATTGAATAACGAAATTTAGCTTAAATTCCAATTCCTCTCACAGCCCAAAACAATCCTTTAGGGCCACTCCCTTTAAAATCCGTCAGCCCTGGGCTCTTCAATCGGATTCTCAAATGTGTTCTATGTGCAGAGTGCTCTCTTTCTGTAGGGCGTTTTCCAACAAACATTAGGCCGATGGGTGTAAAAAGTTTTTTTTGTGTTTACCATTCACACTGTTCACTCCGCCATTTTTTTATTATTTATCATAGTCATGAGTGGTGATGAGTTAGTGAATAGTGAACAGTACACTGTTCACCTCCGGGGGCGTCAGATAGAAAAAGACCGGCAATCGCCGGTCTGTGGTGGTTATTTTGTTGCGGGCTCGTCGCATTTCGGCAGCCAGTCGCCGTTGCTTTCTTCTTTCAGCGTCAGGTTAGTCTGCATCCCCTGATTTGTTCGCCGCCTATCATAGTTCAGGCCGTACTCTTTCAGCATGGCTGGTAACCCCTTTCCGAACGAGGTCAGGCTGAGCGTGTTTTTGTAACCGTGAGCCTCCATGTAGACCAGATAGGCGTGATAAAGATACTGGCGAGGCTGACGTGGAATGATGTTGGCATTACCCATATACATGCCGTCAGCGTCAGGCAGTGCCTCCAGATAGCCGCAAAAATCAAACGCCGGGTCGGCGTCACGCTTGATGCTCAGTGCCTCGCCGGAGTTCTGCTGCGACTGGAGCAGAGTGCGGGCGGTCATCGGGTCGCTGAACCGCTGCATAAGCTGGCGCACAATGACGGCCAGCTCGCGGGCAATTTTATCCTTAAGATGCGGGTCGCGCTCCTCTGGGGCAATCTGTTCCGGGAAATGCAGAATAACCCGGCGACGTGAAACACCGCCGCTGCGGTCGGTGAAGCGCATCGGGTTGTTGTTGACGGCCAGTATCACCGCCGGAATGTGTGTTGAATACGCATCCCGGTATTTCGGGTCAACCGATACCGCATCGCCGCCGGTGATGGCCTTGAGCCCCGCGCCGTCCCCGCTCCATTTCTCCTGGTCAGGCAGACGAATCAGCGAAAAGCCAATCAGCGCGGCACGCTCACGCGGCGATTCCAGCGTTTCAATCGTCGCGGAGGTGGCATTGTCTTCGCCTGCGAGCAAAGTCGCGATTTCGGCCAGAATGCTTTTCCCGCTTCCGCCTGGCCCCGTAACTTCGAGAAAGAGCTGCCAGTCATAGCGGTTAGCCAGCACCATAAACAGCGCGGCGAGTATCACGTCGCGTTTGTCGGCGCGGCCACCGGCGGCGCGGTCAAGCCAGCGCCAGAAATGCGGAGCGTGAGTTTCGAGTGTTTCGCCCGCCACCGGCGGGGTGAAATCCACCTCGCACAGGGTGCGCAGCCAGTGGGATTTGTGATGCGGGCTGAACGTGCCGCTCACGGTATCGAGCACGCCGTTACGAAAGCCAATCAGCCGCCGTGCCGGCGCGCCCTGTTGCGGCACAATCAGTTTCAGGGTCTCCACCACTGACGCAATTTTGCCTGATGAGAACGGCGCGCGCAGGCGCTGGAAAAGTGCGGCCACATCGCGGGAGAAGTCAGCCGGGGAAATCACTTTCCAGGCTCCGGCTTCATAGCGGGAAAGAAGCTGCCCGTTCGGGTCAACCGCCAGCGCCTCGCCGTAATGCTCATGTACGCGCATGGCCTTTTCGCTGGTACTCATGGCGGTGAATTCCGCCTCGCTCATGGTGTCGAACGGGCTGGCGACCGGTAGCTTAATGGTATCGTAAATCGCCTGGTGCGTGGCTTCCTTCCCCTGCCGCATAAATGCATCATTCCAGTCACCGAACACCGGCGGCAGGGCGACAATTCCCTCGCAGGCTTTTGCGGCCGCAGCGGCTTTTGTCTGGCCGTCGCCGTTCAGGTCACGGTCAGCCGCGAGAACAATCTGACAGCCCGGATACCGGTTGCGGGCGAGGCTCGCCAGAGAAAGAAGGTTCACGGAGGACAGCGCCACCATCACGGTTTCCCCGGTCAGGTGATGCACGGTCAGCGCCGTGGCGTACCCTTCTGCTATCCACAGGCGTTTTCCCGCCTGTTTTTCACCGTTGATAAGGTGACAGGCTCCCTTCACCTGGCCGCCTTTCAGCGTGCGTTTGTCGCCGTCAGCGTTAATGAGCTGGAGGTTAACCAGCGCGCCGGTGTCGTCATACAGCGGGACAACCACATCCCCGGCGCGGTACGTCACGCCGCCGGTTTTGTGGGTGGAGGTGAGCGTCAGGCACTCGCAGCCGGGAAAACCCTTGCGGGTCAGGTAGGCGTTACCGGAAGCTGAGCGGCTTTTCGCCAGCAGACTGGCCGCCAGCGCGGCGGCCTCCCTGCGGCTGGCTTCGCTTTCCGCCGTATCAGCAGTAATCACCGCCGGGGCAACCGGCGGCAGGCTGCCGGTCACGGCGTTCACCCGGTCGGCGGCTTCGCTGACCGTCACGCCCAGCGCCTTTTCAACCAGGCTCAGGCCGTCACCCGCGCCGCACTGGTTGCAGAACCATGTGCCGCGCCCCTCTTTATCGTCAAAGCGGAAGCGGTCAGCGCCGCCGCACACCGGGCAGGGCTGATGCCGGTTCTTCATCACTTTCACGCCCAGCGCCGGGAGAATGCGCGGCCAGTGGCCGCACGCCTGTCTGACGGTTTCCGTTACGTTCATTTTCATTCTTTTTCCTCAGTGCACGACCGGCGCGGTGATATGGCGGGCGCATAACTCTTCCATCACGGCCAGGCCGAGAAAGGAGAGCGACGGCGCGGTTTTGAGTGGTGCGGCATTCATTAAATCTTCCAGCAGCGCACAGGCAATCTGGCGGCCTTTATCCTCGCCGTGCTGGCGCAGATAAAATCCTTCCAGCTCGGCGGCGATGGCGGATTCCAGCGCATCGAGTGTCAGATGCGGGTAACGGTTCTGGCGCTGGCACAGGGTCAGCCAGGCACAGGCCACGGCGCGGCGGTAAAGTGCAGCGCGCAGGACGGGCGGTAACGGCTGTTTCATACCTTTTCCTCCCCGTCGAGCCAGCGCCGGTTGCAGCGTTCGATCACCGCATCGAGCTGATCCGTCATCAGGTAAATCAGGGAAATGAGTTGCAGACGCTCAGCAGGATCGCGGCGGAGGGTCACATTGTCCTGTTCCGTTGCCAGCTCGCTGACCAGATGGCCGATATTGCGCAGATGTTCGAGATACCGGAGATCGTCAAGGGTGAGGATGGAGTGACTCATGCGCGCACCTCGGCAACCGGCAGGCGACCGGCAAACGAGAGGACATACTCGCGAACGAGGGAACGACGTGCGGTACGCTCATCAGCGGCAACGGTGCGCAGCATAAAGATGCGTGGTTTACGCCCGGAACGGCGAACGGCTGCAAAGATAAAGATAAATTGCGGGTGAGACAGGGTGAGGGTCGTAGCCATAAGGGCAACCTCCTTGAAGTAGCGGTTATCGCTACCACCGGAGTTCTCACGCTCTGGTGGTAGCCCAGACGGGGGTGAGAAACCGGCCTTCAAGGGAACCGGCCAGCCCGAAGGCTGCCCCGCCTGAGCCACCATTACGCAGATACAGCAACGGTTAAAGAACCGGTACGTAAACAACAGGTGCACAGAGGCATAGACACAAAAAAAGACGCATGGCGCGTCCGGTGTCGCCTTGAAGAAACTCGGGTTCTCACGCCCGGCTGCCGATTTTGCGACAGCGGGAAAACTATACCTGGAAATGCCGACAGGAAGCAAGCCAGAAAAAGGGGCGTTTTGCTGACCGGGCAACATCATGCATCGCAGCCCCGGTTACGCGCCGCGATGCGATCGCTCATCCACGCAGCGATTTCACTGTGCGCCCACGCCACGTTTTTTCCGCCGAGAGAGATTTGTTTCGGGAAAGCCTCCCGGCTGATGAGGTCGTAAATGGTCGAGCGGGACAAACCGCATAAATGCATCACTTCGGGCAGGCGTAAAAAGCGCTCCTGAATAACGTCAGAAACCGGCATTAACGGCGCGGCAGGGGCGGAAGACGGAGAAGAAAAAGCGGTGTGCATCGGGCTACCTCATAAAGTCCATACAGTGCCGGTCGTGTCTTTCCGGCTTCGGGTAGCGCTCTATTTTGTGAATATTTTTGCGTATTACAACAAGGGCACTCCAGGCTGTTTTCTGCATGGTTGTCTGTTTAATAAGCAGCTCATTTTTCGGGTTTGCCTCTGTTTGCCAATAAATGCCAATGTGAGCCAATATAACCAGTAACTAAAATTGCAAACCTTTTTATCCGATTAATTAAGCTGATATTAAAAGGAAAAAACATCAGAAAAAAAATACTGCCGTACCGGAAGAAACAAAAAAGAGGTGAACAGTAGTGAACAGTCGGTGAACACTTAATTTCTCAACTGTTCACCCTTTAACTTACTGTATTAACTATTCTTTTATTTCTCAGTGAACAGAGTGAAGAGTTAACTACAGAAAAACAAACAGAAAGAGGGGTTTCCGGAGAGCTCTTTCTGGCGAGCCATTTTTTTCAGCGGGTTTCTGTGCCATACCGGCCACAACTGCAATCAGTCGTTTCGTTGTGCAGGGCGCGGCAGAATGCGCTCAGGTTGACAACACAGAGAGCCCCGACATGAAAACTGAACTGATTACCGCCGTGATGAAAACCCTCGGCAGCACCCAGGATGCGAAAACCCGCACCGCTATCGACAGCGCCCTCGATGCCATGAATAAAAAGGCCAGCGAAGAGAGTGCGGTCGCTGTAAATCGTGCCGTAGATAAGTTCACTCAGGCAAAAGCCGCTCACACCGGCAACATGATGAAGCTGAACGATATCGGCGCGGCCATCACCCGCAGCGAAAAGGAGCGCGAGAACGCCCTGACAGAAAGTGCCGAAGCGGAACAGAGCTGGCGCGAGCGTTTCCGCACCCTGCGCGGCGAAATGACCCCGGAGCTGAAAGCCGAACACGGCAGACGCATTGCCGGTCGGGAACTGGCGGAGGAGTTCACCGCCCTGATTGCGGAGCTGGAAACCGATAAATCCCGCGCCATGCTGGCCGCCTGCGCCTCCGGTGAAAAGTACGTGGAAGAACACCGGACAGCGTTTGGCCTGTACACTCAGACCGAGTGGGCGGATGCCATGAAGACCATCAGCCCGGCGCTGATCAGGGCATTCGCGCTGCGTCTGCGCGCGCTGGAAATGCATCAGGCGGAACGCCCGCTCAATACCCTGATTCAGGAGCTCGGCGGCCATGTTTCCGTTCAGGCCGGGTTTTACACCTTTGATATGGACAGGGAACCGGTGCTCTCACAGCTCGGTATGCACCGCCCGCCGCTGACCGGCGTGGATATGGCGCTGTATAAAAGCCCGGTGAAGCGAACACTGCTCGCCACACGACTGGCCGAGAAAAGAAAACAGGCGGAGGGCTGAGCCATGTTTCACTGTCCGTTCTGCAGACAACCCGCGCACGCGCGCACCAGTCGCTATCTGACGGAAAATCTCAAGCAGCGCTATCACCAGTGCACCAGTATTGAATGCTCGGCCACGTTCCGCACCACAGAGACACTCGACGGCGTGATACGCAGACCGGCCATGCCGGAAAATGAGGTTTTGCAGGCAGATATCCAGCCGCAATAATTTCCCGAAAATCTCCCAATTTATGTGCGCCGGTACTCGTTACCGGCTGCGCCCTCAGTCCCCCAAAAAAAGCCCAAAAATCCCATTATTTTTTCGAAAAATACCCTGCATGCGTGAGGTGCATTTAATTGCATTTATTTCTCTGGCTGCCAGAATCCCGCCCGCACCAGACCTGGCGCGGCCTGAGCCCGGTCATGCATCTGCATTTAAATTGCCCTGTAAAGCGGGCAGGCGAGGCGGGGAAAGCACTGCGCGCAAAGCTCCGAATTAGTTAATTATTTTTTTCAGTCAAGGTGCCTCCAGCATATACCCTGTTAATCCATTGGAACATAATGAAGAAAATTTATGACCTCTGGTCTAAGGCTGTCTTTTTTGATGGCACTATTCTGAAAAATATGCAAAAAATAGCTTGATGTAAGGCGGTTCTTGTCAGTGTCGCAAGATCCTTAAGAATTCGTGACATGAGAGAGTTAAAGGATGCTGAATCATGTATATGGATTAATTGGTGTCGTTGGGACCATAATCACCATTGCTACTAGCTTCATCCGCAACCAAGATATTTCACAATGGTTACTCGTTTGTTCTGGATGGTTAGCTGCTCTTCTTATTGGATGGTTTACGCACAGAACGATTAAAGCAATTAGCAGCAACCACACGGAGGTAATAAAAAGTAATATGGAGGCAATCAAGAGTCATCATGAGTCTAATCAAAATTTGATAGCAGAAAACAAAGGGTTGATTCAAGAACTTGCAAGAACTTCAGAACAGAAAGAAAAGATGGAAGGTATAGCCGCTTATCTTGCCACTCAGAACCCCCAAATTAACGCTATGCCAAGAACAGCAAGCCGACCAGAAAATACCGACTCGGAGGCTAATTAAATATGAAAGTATACTTTGAAAATTACTCGTACTATCCAGCCTTGAGAACCCGGTCAGCAGAAATGACCGGTTTGAGTAATTTATCATATGAAAAAAAGCAAAAAATATTGCCTTTAATCTCTTTGGGGAAATGGCCTCGCGCAGAGGAAATACAAGTATCGTTGGATAAAAGCTTAGAAGTTATGAGTAACCTCCCATTCATTTTGGATGTCACAAAGGAGAATTCTCATCATTGTGCTTCAAGCTTCGAACTACTCTCTCCTGAAAACAGCTTTAAAAATTGGATAGATTTTTGCTCCCAAAATGATAATGTTATTCCAGTCGTTCAGATGCCAGACTCAGCAAAACTTAGAGATATATCTATCCAAGCAAGAACCTTAGAAGATATTAAAGGCTCAATTGCATTTAGAATTAGAAATCTAAATACAGATATCAGCAAAATCCTGACGTCTCTCGTGTCGATGAACTCTCCAGAAAATGCCATTATTTTCATTGACTTGGGTTACATTAGAGGTAATGTTTCTGCTATAACAGCAGCAGCAATAAATTCGATAAATCAGATTAGAACTGAGATTCCTGAAGCCATAATTAGTGTGTTAGCAACAAGTTTCCCTAGTTCAGTTACAAATTTCTGCCTTGAAAATGGACAGTCTGGATATATTGATGTCATTGAGAGAGAATTACATCAGAATATTGGTGGAAGTGATGTCGCTATTTATGGCGATCATGGCTCAATTCATTCTGTAGTGTATGATAATGTAATGGGCCGATATGTTCCTAGAATTGATATAGCGTTAGATGATTCATGGTATTTCGAGCGCCGTCCAGGAATGAATAGAGAAGGATTTATTGAAGCTGCGCAATCAATTTTGGCGAAATATCCACATTATCAAAGAGAAGACTCTTGGGGGGCAGCAATGATAAGAAATGCTGCAATAGGCGATGTAGCAGGTATGGGAAGCCCAGCTAAGTGGATTGCTGTTCGAGTGAATCTACACTTAAACAAGCAAATTGATCTATCTGAGGCTCTACAATTGGGTTTTGATCATGATGAGGATGATCTTATCTAATGAAAACTGGGGAAGGTTAACCTTCCCTAGTTCACAACCCTTTTAAGTACTTTTCCCGGAATATAGGAAATATCATCTCCATATTTCCTAACTATAGAATCAACATCAACTTTATGGTATTCATTTAAGGATTCATTCGAACAAGCCTTAAACTCGAACTTAACCAAAGAATCATTCTTTCTTTTGGCTTTACTCAATAAATCAAGATCGTTTATAGATATTTTTTTATTACCATGAAGTCTAGATAAAAATTCATTAGAAGTAGCATGATACCGATTTTTAATAGATGTAATTACAAATTCTCTAATCTTATTCAAAGCTAGTTTAGATGCCAAAATCTCAAGGCGATCCCTATGTAGGTTATTGGAAACTTTAATTCCGTACTGATTAAGTAGATCTTTAAGTTCAGATTTGAGCAAAAAACCCAAATAAACAACTTTATTTAAGCGAGAGCAAACTCGTCCTTTCTGAATTACTTTAAAACGTACACCACTATTATTAGACTGAAATTCCACAACCCCAACATTCGATGAAACCCGCTTAGATACTTCACATGTAAATTTTGGTGCGCACACAATTGTAACTTTTTCGAAGCTAGAATTGAAAATTTTTAACTGACCATCCAGACGTTTAAGAGAGTCAAAATCGCTTTTTATTTCATAGGCTTGCAGGCTCCCATTGGCAATAGCCAAATCAGCTCGTCTACTCCAGTTAGCAACTACCATTTCATTAATGATAGTTGCATCACTAAGCATTCCTTTTTTATACAGCCAGTCAATTAGGGCTATTTTTACGTCCAGCTCTCGCAATAATTCGGCCATGATACCCACACTCACTTCAAACTTATTTTAATTATAGCAATAAATAATAAAAAACTCCAAACTATATTGCCCAATACATATTTAAAAAACTAGCCAATACCTATTATTTATTTGAATAACCTTAGTACTTTGAATATTCATAAGGCGTAATATGTTCATTATGGTTCATATCCAAATAATCTGCCCACCATTGCACCATTAATCGACGCTCATCCAAATGCTCAGAAGTATGAATATACGCAGCACGCACATTATTTCTCTCAGAATGGCTCAATTGGCGCTCAATCGCATCATCACTCCACAACCCTGACTCCCCCAACGCACCACGCGCCATCGTTCTAAAGCCATGCCCGCAAACCTCGGTTTTTGTGTCATAACCCATTGTGCGCAAGGCACTGTTAATTGTGTTCTCACTCATGACTTTCGCAGCATTGTGATCACCGGGGAAAAGCAGCGCTTTATCACCACTAATTTGCTTAAGCTGTTCCAATAACACCATAGCTTGTCGACTAAGAGGAACAATGTGTTCCTCTTTCATCTTCATGCCACGATGAGAGTAACGTACGCCTTTAATTTCTTCCCGCTTTGCCGGTATGCGCCATATTGCTTTTTCAAACTGGAACTCATCCCACCGTGCAAAGCGTAGCTCACTTGAACGTACAAAGGTCAGCAACGATAGCTCAACCGCAATCCTTGTCATTACACGGCCACGATATGCAGCAAGACGAGCAAGAAACTCTGGGAAACGGCTTGGGGGGAGAGCTGGATAATGCCGCGCTTTGGTGGTCGATAAAGCCCCGGCCATATCACTGGCTGGATTAGAGTCGATGTAATCGTTCTGTACTGCATAACGCATGATGGCCGTGACACGCTGTTGCAGGCGCTGCGCGACGTCATGCTTACCGCTGGCATCAACTTTCTTGATCGGAGCTAGGAGATGGCTGGTTTTGAGCTGGCGAATATCAGACGAGCCGATATAAGGAAAGATATATAGCTCAAGGTAACGAAGAACGCGCGATCGATGATCTTCACTCCAGCGCTTATTGCTGGCATGCCATTCGAAGGCGATGGTTTGAAACGTATATGCCCCCGCGTTTTCGGCCTGAGCTTCCTTCTGTTCAGTTTTCGGGTCGATACCCTGCCCTAACAGTTTTTTGGCTTCATCACGTTTTGCTCTTGCCTCAGCAAGCGTAACAGTAGGCCAGACACCAAAAGCAAGGCGATCCTCTTTTTTATCAGAGGGTCGTCTGTATTTCATGCGCCAGTATTTAGAACCCTTGGCCGAAACCTCAAGATACAAACCGCCGCCATCGGCCATTTTGTAGGTTTTGTCTTTAGGCTTTGCGGTCTCTACCTGTCTGGCGTTGAGCTTCATTTTGGGGGCACATTTCTAATCGAAGTTAAGATGCCCCCAATTATGCCCCCAGTGCCCCCCGGATTTCAACGGACGGACTCGGACAATGTCGGATACAAAAATCGCTACAAGCCTTGATTTTAAAGGGGTTACGGGACTTTCTCGGATGGTCTTGGAAGAGGTCTTGGTGCCGAAGGCCGGACTCGAACCGGCACGTATTTCTACGGTTGATTTTGAATCAACTGCGTCTACCGATTTCGCCACTTCGGCACTGAAGGGGATGCGGAAACGTGTTGGATTATACCTGCCGCGGGCGGCTATGCAAGTCACGATGTTGTCATACGCCGCTAAGTGCTGAAAAAATCAACGTTCTACAAGCTGTCACCTCTTTCTTTATAAATTCTTTCCTCTTTAACCCCTTTTAACCTCTTACTCCCTTACCCGCTTCCCCCTACGCTCCAGAACGTTCCTCCTTCCGGCGCCCAGCTTTGAACATTCCATATCAGCCCCGGCCCTTCCAGGGTCACAATCCGCCAGCACTCTAGGCTTCTCCCTTCTACAGTCAGTCTTGCAAATAACCCGCCTAACAAAATAAACGTTTGTGCCGCTCTGCCGATATTGGTAAAAACAGAGCCTGCTAATAATCCGTGAAATAGCGAAGCGACCATTCTTCATATATAATATTTCTTCAACCACTTTATACCATTCCATATTGTTTCATTCGTCATATCGGTTAAAAGACCTATGACAATTAGCCTGTTTCTTTTTTTGCATTTCATTGAATACTTTGATGATTACCAGTCTCAATGGCGAACGCTATTACGTGGAGATAACGTATGCATGTACTCATGATTGACAAGCAGTCAATATTTATTGAAGGAATGGCATCAGTACTATCGCAATATATTCCGGAGGTAAAAGTTCGTGGACTGAATAATCAAAACGACATCGATGATACGCTTAATGACTTTCCGGCATCGTTAATTCTGCTTGATGGTGATGGTAATAAAACCTCGAGCCTCGAATTGCTGGATATTTTAGCCTGTCATCATCCGAATATCCCCGTAGTGATGCTGATGAATAAATGTCAGCCGTCGTTATTACGGTTATTTTTAAATCATCACGCGGTAGCGTTTGTCCGGCGCGATTCGCCCCCGGAAACCATCGCTCAGACACTGCGTAGCGCATCGCTGGGAATGTTCTGCCTGCCACAGGAGAGCATTACGTTGCTGGACAATGGGCACAGCGCCCTTGCCCGCCTGAGCGAACGCCAGCGTGAGATTTTGAAGCTGCTGGCCGCCGGGGAGTCAAATAAACAAATTAGCCGCCATTTAAATATCAGCGCGGGCACGGTGAAAGCGCATCTGGAATCGATTTTTCGCCGTCTGAATGTAAATAACCGCACTCAGGCCGCGATGATGTATTCGGAAGAGTAGTCCTGATTATCTTTATTTGATTGCGTTAGCTTGTTTTCTTTTTCCTGAGCGTAAAAGGAGCATTATGCGTGGGCATAATGCTCCTGTCGTTTAACTTAATTTCTCGGATAACTTGTTTGTACGCGCCACTGTCCACCGTTATTCACTAAGCGGATAAACGCCCGGCGATCGTTGGCGATATTATAAAAAGCGCCATTGCCATACGCCCTGCCCACGTTCACAGTGCCATTCCCACCCAGCGCAATCGTGAAATTAACCGCTGCGGTATTGTTGGTCGCGCCAGCACAGAACGCCTGAATAGTGTTGCCGATAGAATTCCACGCCGCATCCGCATCCGTCCATGTCGAGGCGATATTCGTTTGCGGGCAGCTCGGTTGGTTGGCAACCGTGCGCTGCTGCAGCCATGCATCAGATTTACCGACATGGCAAACCGTCATATGCCCACCGGCGTTATCCTGATTCTGCGCCCACTGAGCGGCCGTCAGGCCAGCGCCGGGCAAATTACAGGCCGGGCCGACATTAACGGCCATAGCTCCGGTTGAAAATAAAAACAGCGATACCGCAGCCACAGAAATAATGCTGCGCGTTTTAACCTTACGTGAAAAAACAGAGTTTACAGACATAATCATCTCCTGCGAGTGGAATAAAGAAAGTGCGAATTCGCAGAATTAAATTACCGCCCGAGTGAATTTCAGAATATTTGGCAAGTGACCAGTGCAGGAATGATAAATGGCCTGGGCCATTTCACGGAGCAGTAAAATAAATTTACCACTCCGCGTTAATTATTGTGCGGGTGTTTTCTTACGTGGTGTGCGTGGGGTTGGCGTTTTTTTAGTCTCAGTAGTTTTTTTAGCGACAGGCGCCTTTTTCACCGCCACCGTTTTTTTACGTATCGGTGTTTTTCCGGACTTATCCTCTTTGTGCATGGTGTGCCAAAAATAATAAATTGAGATTATCCCAATACCCACATCTTTTAATATCCAGAAAGGCAACTCCTGAGCCATTAATATCACGTTAAACAACAGATAGGGTAAATTTAAACAGCCCTGCACGGTAAAACCGAACGCCGTAATTAAAAGCCCAATGCGATACCACAGTGGAATATCAAGCATGCGGCTGCTAAGGGCGCTCACAAAAATGATCACCGCAATCGCCACATCCACCAGCGTGATGGCCCAAAAAAGGAGTTTAAGCGTCATGATGGTTCCCCTGGTTTACGTCGTGGCGCGCGGCGACGCGGTGCTGCTTTCACGCCGCGAGCCGCGCGTTTTAACTCACCGGCCACCTGCAAAATGTCATGTCCTTCGCGGCGGTTAAAGAAATTGGCCAGCCAGGCAATCATGCCGACGCTAATCGCGCCAACAAAATAGCCGATGCCCATGGCAATATCGCTGTCTTTAAAGTTCATCCCCAGCCAGCGGGCAATAAACCCGCCGAGCGTGAAAGTGGTACTCACGCTAATCGCGCCGATGATTATTCCGGCGGCCAGGCGCCCGTGTTGATGCAGTTTTTTCGGCTGCCAGAAAAACGACACGCTCAGCCCGCCAAACAATCCGGCGAGCGCGGCCAGCCCCTGGCTTAGCAATTGCAGTCCATCTGCGGCCATCGCATTACCTCCTGAACAGGCGGCCTCAACGAATGGGATGAGGCCGCAATAACGACTATTGGCAAGGAGGAAGCGTGACGGTCGTGACGTCGTTATCTGTAGTGAGATAACGCGTCGCGCTGTCCGGGCTGTAAATCAGGTGCTTGTTACTGCGCAGACCGCGTACGCTATCAATATCTGCGCTATACCATTTACCTTTACCCGGCAGCGGTTTACCGCTCCACGGGTCGCCGCCCAACTGCTTCTTGTTCAGCGCCCACACGCTCCATAACGAGTCCTCCGCCTTGCCGCTCCAGCCCAGTTTGATGGCCTGTTCGCGCGTGACGTAATCGGCTGGCAGCACGTCATCGCGGTTCAGGGTTTTGAGCAGAGCCGTCAGTTTCTTGTCGTCCTGAACGGTTTTCTTATTGAGTTTTGCCAGCTCCTGGTTAGCTGCCTGCACCACCGCGCTGCACTGCGGCAACTCGGCCCAGGCGGGCTGAGTTAACAGCAGACCGACAAAGGTGACTATCGGGAGATATCGTTTCATCTATTTGCTCCATGAGTCAGTTAATCGGTGCCAGAAACAGCGCACGTTCGGCATCACGGCGGCGCGTCAGCCCCGCCAGAATCTTGCCGCCGGCCTTGTTCCAGCGCGGCAGTTGATCCGCCGCCTCCTGATACTGGCCCTGGTTGAGCAGGCGCAGCAGCGTTGAGTTCTGCAGGTTGCCAAGTCCGACGTTAAAGGCGAAAGCGACCAGCGCGTCGAACTGGTTCTGGTTGAGATCCACCGTCACATATTTATGAATGCCGCGCTCGGTCATCCCGAGATCGGCGCGCAGCAGATCTTCCGCCTCCACTTTGCTCAGCGCCTGGGGGAAGTTTTCATTGGGCAAAATCAAATGCCCGTAGCCGATGGTCCATTTGCCTACCGCGTCGCGGTACTTCTCAAGGCTTAGCCCTTCGAAAGATTTAATCAGCGTTAGCCCGGCAGCGCCGGTACTCAGGGGTTGATTAGCCATTGTCATCACTCCTGTCGTTTACTTGGGGAAGAACTTGTCGGGTGTACTCTTCGATAAGCCGCAGCACGCTCTCCGGCGGCTCCAGTACGGTGAACTGCATTTCGATATCCACATGTCCGCTGTCGCGCCCGCTGGCTCCGTGGCTCGGCGGCGACATGCTGACGTGAAAACGGCTGACTGCGTCGTCAGGTGTGCCGGACATTGCGCTCTGCTGTTCCACCGCGTCGGTGCGCACGGTGAGAAACACTTTCATCTTCTCCAGCATCAGCCCGCGCGGTGTGGAGAGCGCCACCAGCGGCAATTTGAAGTGGTGTCGATCATCCAGCTCCATTTCGACGATTTTCGGCACCAGCCGCCCGTCGTCGCTGTGTTCAAAAAAGGGATCCAGCGCCTGCATGTACTGATGCGCGATCAGCTGGTTTGCCGCCGAGGCCGCATGCTGCATGCCGCGCGTGATATCGGCCAGCGTCACACCTGAAGTAGAGGGTGGCGTGCCGTCGCCCGTTGGCGGTGGCGGATCCTGCGGTGGATCGGCGGGCGGTAATCCAGCGACATCTTCGGGTGGCGGATCGGCAGGTGGCAGCCCGGCACTCTCCTCCGGCGGTGGCGGCGGCGCAGGTGAGTCCGCCTTCGGTTCCGCGCCACGGTTGCCGCGAAGCCAGTCTTTCATTGACATAGTGCGCTCCGTGAGAAATGAGTCTGCCAGGCAGCCTCAGGGTGAAGATAGTGAGAATTACGCCGGCGCTTTTTCCGCTGTGGCAGGCGTTTCGGGGTAGGCATCAAGCTGTTTCGATTCCAGCTTTTTCGCCTCTGACGGCAGGACAGCCGGGCGTGTTGCGGCATCCGTCAGGAAATCAATCACGCGCATCAGAGCTTCCGGCGGTGGCTGACGTTTAACCTGGGTATGGATGCTGTACTTCGCGCGGGTATCGCTGGAGCGGGTTTGCTGGGCTTTGTGCGAGACGCGACCGGTGATTTTCACGCTGAACGGCCCCCAACCAACAGAGGCTTCCAGCGAGGCTTCCGCTTCGGTCTGGCTGCTGCTGGCTTCGCTCTGAGAGACTTCCAGCTCGAAGTCGATGGTGCCCTCTTCGATGCTGATGTTAGGGTGAGAAATAGCCGCCAGCAGCGGGATGCGCATGGTCTTTTTCACCACGCCCTGGATAACGCCCTTGTCATCCACCACGGTTTCGTCGTAATCAAACTGCACCGACTCCGCCTTACCATCCTTGATACACACCGAGAGCAGGAAGTCGGCGTACGCTTTACTTGCCTGCACCTGCGCTTTGATCATTGCCTGCAGTGGGCCGCCAATCATGTGCTCCAGCGGCAGTGCATTAATGACCGATCCAATAAATTGTGAATCCATAATGCATACTCCTGTGGGTTATACGAAAACATCGCGTTGCGAATTCGCAAACCCACAGTAATAGAGCGAAGAGGCTGAAAATATTGGCTGGATGGCGGTAAAAAACGGGGAAAATGGCCTAAGGCGCGTGCCCGGTTAAACAGGTTTTACAAACAGCGCGCGCTCGGCTTCACGCCGTCTTGTCAGCCCGGCAAGCACTTTACCGCCCGCTTTGTTCCAGCGCAGAAACTGATCTGCCGCCTGCGCGTACTCCCCCTGGTTGAGCAGTTTAAGCAGTGTCGAACTCTGCAAATTGCCAGCGCCGAGGTTAAAGGTGAACGCTACCAGCGCATCAAACTGGTTCTGATTGAGATCCACCGTCACCGCTTTGTGTACCCCGCGTTCGGTCATTAACAGATCGGTGCGAAGCAGCGCTTCGGCCTCGGCTTCGGTAATCGCGTGCGGAAATTTTTCATCCGGTAAGATCAAATGTCCGTAACCAATCGTCCATTTCCCGACGGCATCTTTGTATTTTTCCAGCCTAAGTCCTTCAAAAGATTTAATTAGCGCCAGGCCGCCAGCGCCTGTACTTTGCGGTTGATTCGCCATGGTAGTTGCTCCTGGTTTGAGGTGGGTACTGCACCTTTTGAGGATGGTTCGGACACATCGTGTTGCAAAGTCACCGCGCCAAAATAGCCGTATGGAAAATCCGAAAATAGCGGCCTGCGGCGTGCCATAGACCGCCATACATTAACGAAACGGGCGGTATGCACACCCACAGACTGCCGCATAGCGTGCAGATGCCCTACACTTCATGCGTCTCCCTCTAAATCAAAGGAATCCATGATGAGCATCATTAAAAGCTACGCCGCACCGCAGGCTGGTGCCGCGCTCGAATTGCAGGAATACGACGCTGGCCCGCTGGCGGCGGAAGATGTGGAAGTACAGGTGGATTACTGCGGGATCTGCCATTCGGATCTCTCCATGATCGATAACGAATGGGGTTTCTCCCAGTATCCGCTGGTCGCCGGGCATGAAGTGATTGGCCGCGTGGTGGATCTGGGCAGCGCGGCACAAAACAAAGGGCTGAAAATCGGCCAACGTGTGGGCATCGGCTGGACAGCGCGCAGCTGTGGTCATTGTGATGCCTGTATTGATGGCAACCAGATCAACTGCCAGCAAGGTGCGGTACCAACCATTCTCAATCGCGGTGGCTTTGCCGATAAACTGCGCGCCGACTGGCAATGGGTGATCCCGCTGCCGGACAGCATTGATATCGAAACCGCCGGCCCGCTGCTCTGCGGCGGCATTACCGTGTTTAAACCGCTGCTGATGCACAACATCACCGCCACCAGCCGCGTTGGCGTGATCGGTATCGGTGGGCTGGGCCATATCGCCATTAAACTGCTGCACGCGATGGGCTGCGAAGTAACGGCGTTTAGCTCGAACCCGGCGAAAGAGGCAGAAGTGCGCATTATGGGTGCCGATTACGTGGTGAACAGCCGTGATGCGGATGCGCTGAAAGCCCTGGCGGGTCAGTACGATCTGATCATCAACACGGTAAATGTTGATCTGAACTGGCAGCCCTACTTTGAGGCGCTGACGCACGGCGGGCATTTCCACACCGTTGGTGCAGTGCTGAAACCGCTCGAAGTCCCGGCCTTTACGCTGATCGCAGGCGATCGCAGCGTTTCCGGCTCCGCAACCGGCACACCGTATGAACTACGTAAGTTGATGAAGTTCGCCGGACGCGCGAAAGTGGCACCGACCACGGAAATGTTCCCAATGTCGCAGATTAACGAAGCATTGCAGCACGTACGCGACGGCAAAGCCCGTTACCGCGTGGTGTTAAAAGCGGATTTCTGA